GATATTTTGGCGGCTTGAGTTTCAGCAGCGGATCGAGTCTGATTGACAATGAACATCTTTCCGTTAGCGCCGAGAGTAGCTCTTTCGATGAGTTTATTCCATATCGCATTAAACTGCTCGAGGCCGATTCTGTTTGGCGAATCGAAGAGACCGGACTCGGTATGTGCTAATGCGAGTGCAATGTCGTAATCTACGACGTTGCTTCTATTTAGGAGGGCACTGTTTGGGTCGTCGAGCATCTTCTGGTTGAGAAGTGTATCCAGGACTAGTTTCTCGTTGGTGGACAAGGATCCTTGGAATTCATCGCCCAGCATGTATTCAGCCAGATTGCGTGCGCTGATTGAGTGCTCAAGTGTCTCATCTACTGCGCTCACAGATATCATGTCAACGCCTGGGGTCTCTATTCCCTTGGCAAAATCCTTACGCGCTGCGTCTCGGATTATTTGCATGATGGTCTCTATCTGTCGGTTACCTCTATCTGTGGCAAATTTATTTACCGTGTAGCCTGGATCTTTCTCAATCTTGTTCAGCAATTCTTGATACTCATCCCTGTGGGCTTTTTGGCTGAGGTATTTGAGGTTGTCTTGTGTATGCAGTATCTTGACATTGACCATCGGCCCTTTATTGTTTTTTAAGAATCGATTCTTGATTAGCGTGTGGCCGATGTCGCGAAACTGCCCGTTCTTGTCGATGAACTCGTGGTTCTCGATCATTTTAATAACTTCAGGTTGGTCAATAAAATCACTTGCGCGACTAGCGTCATTGAATGCTGCGGATGTGGCAGCTTTTCTGACAGAGATCTGCATTCTTTTAAGTATCTCGTTCCTTGCTTGCTGGGCGAGCGACTCTAGGCTGTCCTTTGTGGCTTGGTCTATATTTTCTTCGGCAATAACCTGCCGGAACTTATTCATGCTAAGGAACAGTTCCTCTAAGGTTTTCTTATTGTCTTTTTGAGGTTCTGGGCCTATGGCTTTTTTGATCAGCTTGTTGTATTCGTTTAAGCCATTGCTCCTGGAGTCCAGCTCTTCCTTTTGTGCGGAAGTTGGGTTCTTTCCAGTCTTCTTTTTTCTCAGTGAGATCTTTCTTTGCAAGCTAGACAATTCTGATTCTGCTTGCGACTTTTGACTAATAAGATCTTGGGCTTGCGTGATCCTTTCGTTTAGCTCTGCGATCTCTCGCGTGTTGTCTTCTGCAGCATCACCCTTAAGCGACTTGCCTTTATCGCGCAATTGCTGCACTTGCTGCTTAAGCGCCTCAAGTCCGCGTTGCTCAGGAGTGGCATCTAGAGCCTCAAGGACCGCCTTGGCGTCTTGCAGCGACATGTCTCTGACGGCCTGTCCACCTTGATATTTGACTTCTTTTGCGGCTTCTTTTACTGTCTCTACAGGCGCTGCGGCTTTTGATATTTTAGCCTTGGCTTTTTTGCTTGTTTCTGTAGGTGACTTTAGATATCGTTTGATGATGTCGATATCAGTGTCGGTGATTGAGGCGTCTGCTTTTTTGAGTGCATCAATCGCTTCGTCGCTAAGCTCCGTCACGTCCTCAAGTTTTTGTGCTCCACGGATCGTGTCTAGGTTATTCAGGATGATGCTGGACACCTTGTCTGCAGCGTGTTTCTTTGCCAACTTGTCAGGTCGCTTGGTTTTCATTGTTACCTGAAGCGCTTCATTGACTGCGCCAGCCAGTGACCCTAAGAAGTCCTTGTCACCTGTGATGCCAAGCTTGTTGCTTAATGTTTCAGTGATTCCGTGTACTTTGATGTACTTGTTGATGAATTGCTGGTCGAGATCCTGCAGTAGCTTGATAGCTTCTGGAATGTCTGCATCTGGAATGGATTCATTGATATTCTTGACTAAGTTAGTCATGAATTCTTGGTATTGTTCCGGAGTGCTTACGTTTGCCAGGTCAAAGCGCACCTGCTCCATATTGTCTCTTAGGTATGGCAGCTGATCTGCTTCGAATATCTCGATGCCTTCAGCTTCATCTGGGTCAAGAATCTGCTTGAGTCTCTTGGTTCTCTTGGCTGGATCTGCTGCTTGCTCTGCGACTTGTTCTGCAGTAGCCTTCTCTGCGGCAGTTTTCCTTTTGCGAAGTTCCACTGGACCGACTGGCATTTGCTTGGGGATGGCGGTAGTCGGTTCTTGGGTCTTCTTGGGTTTTCTGGTGTCTACGGATTTTGTGCCAGGTGTCTCTGTGATAACTCGCTTGCTGCTTTGGCTCCTTTGGGCCATACGGGACAGGATATTGTCTGCTGGCCTGTCGTCTATTGGAGTTAGCGGCAGTTCCAACTGTCCTGGACTGGGCTTCAGCGCGGGAGGTTCTACGGGAGCGGCTGCTTCTTCGAGTGCATTGCGAGAGGTACTACTTCCGCTCCCAGTGGTTTGCTTCTTTGCTTTGGCGACAATACGAAATAGATCTGGTGTTGACGTTGGCTCTATATTGAATTCTAGGGTGTCAGATGCATTGTTTAGTCGCGCTGCGACTCGCTCCACGAAGCTATACTCGTCGAGCATGATTTTCTTGCCTGGGGTTGCTTGGTTTGCTATGTCTTTGTAAATTCGATTCCCAACTTCCAGCATTTGCGATACTGCCTCTTTGTTGGGTTGGATTAAGCCGGAAGGCTTAATTTCGAATCTACTGTCGTTTTCCAGTGAGTCGAGAAGTGTTTTTCTGTCTTGTTTGTTTATGCCTAGGTGTTCGGATATCTCATTTATAGATGGCGGATTTCTCCATCGTATCGCTATTTGAAGCTTTGCTCTTTCGATACCTTCGCTGTCCATCTTCCCTGTGTACGCCAAGGAGTCTTTGATTCTTTGGGTGATGTCGTGGCGACTAATGAGGTTTCTATTTGCAGTTCGCTGATTTGCTGCGTCAAGGATGACGTTTCCATCCACGGATTTTTTAGGTGCTTCTGTAGAAGCGGCTGCTTCTTCGAGTGCATTGCGAGAGGTACTACTTCCGCTCCCAGTGGTTTGCTTCTTTGCTTTGGCGACAATACGAAATAGATCTGGTGTTGACGTTGGCTCTATATTGAATTCTAGGGTGTCAGATGCATTGTTTAGTCGCGCTGCGACTCGCTCCACGAAGCTATACTCGTCGAGCATGATTTTCTTGCCTGGGGTTGCTTGGTTTGCTATGTCTTTGTAAATTCGATTCCCAACTTCCAGCATTTGCGATACTGCCTCTTTGTTGGGTTGGATTAAGCCGGAAGGCTTAATTTCGAATCTACTGTCGTTTTCCAGTGAGTCGAGAAGTGTTTTTCTGTCTTGTTTGTTTATGCCTAGGTGTTCGGATATCTCATTTATAGATGGCGGATTTCTCCATCGTATCGCTATTTGAAGCTTTGCTCTTTCGATACCTTCGCTGTCCATCTTCCCTGTGTACGCCAAGGAGTCTTTGATTCTTTGGGTGATGTCGTGGCGACTAATGAGGTTTCTATTTGCAGTTCGCTGATTTGCTGCGTCAAGGATGACGTTTCCATCCACGGATTTTTTAGGTGCTTCTGTAGAAGCGGCTGCTTCTTCGAGTGCATTGCGAGGCTTGCTGCTTGTCGCGTAATCTTCGCCATCGAACAGTCCAGGCTGTCCTCTTCTCGGGGTGCCTTGAGCTGTATCTAGCAGTGGATTGCCAGTTGTTGCTTCTGGCTTCTTTGTGAACATGCCATCGAACAGCTTTTGCTTCTCTTCGCTCCAATCGCGACTCAGTGGCGAGTTTTTGATTCTTTTGTATATGCCACTTATCCACTGCTTCATCTTGGCGAATATCGCCGTAAGGTCGCTTGTTGGAGCCTTTCCTGTTGCGAGATACTTTTCGAAGTCTCGAGCAAAAGCCTCTTCTTGTTCTATAGTCCACTTGCCGTCTTTGACTAGGTATATTTTCTCAGCTAAGTCTTGTAGGTCCTTGCGGAGTCGTCTGCGCGCAACGTGTCCTAGTTCGTGGGCAACTGTAGAGATGTTCGCGTTTTCGAATAGAAATACTTTCGCGAATGCATTAGGTTCGTTGAATCGAACTGCGCCACGGACTAGTTCCTTGCCTTTCGTTCCTGTTCGCTGATAGAGCGGCTGCCCTTGTTCCAGAATCTCCTTGCGCATTTGGGGTGTGATACTGAATACCTGGACGTCGCCAGAGAATTTCTCTGGAACAACAGATTCCACCCAGGATTTAGCTTCGTTTAGCGTTTTGAATGCCCTTAGGGAGTACTCTCCTGAATTTATAGATGCTTCGTACTTGTCACCACGCTTGCGAACGCTTGCTTTTAGGTATCCATCTTGACGGAGGTCTAGTTCGTCTACGGAATATAAGTTAGCTTTCTCCCATATACGTCCCTGCTTTGCGTTATTACCTATACCTTGGAAGCTTCCCCATCGCTTAGTGAGCTTCTTCAAGTCGGCGTTCAGTATCTCGTCATAGAATTTCCCTAGTGCAGTATCTGGACCGCCAACAGCTCTCGCCGCGTCTGATCCTTTGACAATGTGAACTTCTTCATATCCGTTTTCTGCGGCTTCTTTTAGGATCTTTTTAAGTGCTAGTGTTGTCCAGGATTTTTTGAACGGACCTAGCGCGACATCTCCTGTGTATCCAGTTTCGAGTGCTAACTCATAGTCTTGGCGGGCGGATTCTAGTTCTCGTTTAGCGGCCTCCCAGGCTTTGTCTGCTTTTTCGGCGAGTGCAATATGCTCTTTGGAAGATCCTGCGTGGATGTGATTGTCCCAGTAGGTCATCTCGCTAGTGGCTTTTTGTAGGCGAGTCTCTGCTTGAGTCACCTTTTCTTTTAGTAACTCCGCGTCTACTTTCTTTTTGTACCCTCTCTTTGATCCGGCTTGATGCCAGTCGCTCTGGATCTCTTGCACCCTAAGGGCTTTCTTGCCATTAGGCAGCGCCACATCGTCCATGCGAATATGGGCGACTATGTTTGGTTGGTCGAAATGCGGGCTATGGTATTGGCCAGAAAGTAGCTCTCTAGATAGGTTTTGAAATTGAAAATTCCAGTCAGCATCTTCTTCAGTCAGTCCTTGTGATGTGAGTTTCTCGTATAGATCATCGTGAGCCTTGTCCCATGCATCTTTCGTGTCTTTATTGTCAAGTGTTATCAGTTTTTCGCGGTAAGTCCCCTTTATACCTCCAGGTATAGTGTAGTTACTGTATCTGGAGTGTCCGTCGAGTTTTATGCTCTTTTTCAGTTTGTCTACTGCACTATTGAGCGACTTTCGTTCGTTTGCGACTTGACTGCGAAAGCGATTGACTATGCCTGGCGGAAGTCCTGGTGAATACTGTTGCAGGTTTTCAATTAAGTATCCGCTGTAGTGGACGGTATAGATATGTCGAATAATCTCGTTGTCGTTTAATCCAGGTGGCACGGTGACTATGTCGCTTAGGTCTTCTTCGCCCGATATTGAGACGCGAAGGTCGCCATCGCTTTTGGCTCTTTTGGCGACTATCTTTAAGCTTAGTGGGTTATGGTTTGTGTTGAGTATTTCGTTAACTAAGTCGCTTTCTAAGGCGTTGGTTTTTTGTTGATGCTCGGTGTATAGTCTGTCGAGTTCCTGGGCGATTGAACTGTCATCTCCAAGCGTTACATCCTTGATCTTGACCTTGTGCTCATCGACCCATTCTTGGATTTCTTGCTTGGTTTTTGGTTTCCCGTCAGAGAATAGTCCTTCGATATCTAGATCCTCGATCTCGTCGTCCTTGACTCCATATTTCTTGGCTGTAGCTAAGAATTGATCCTTGCCGATCTTCCCTCCTACTTTCCCTTCCTTGAGCATGCGATCCGTTTTGTAGTAGAAGTCTTCTGCTTCAGATTGAAACAGGATATTCGGATTCGTAGCGTCAAACGTGCCTTTGTTTGCTGTGGCTGATTTGATTTGGGGTGAATCAAAAGCAACCCATGTGGTTGATTTGATTTCATTTCCATCCCAATCCCACGTTATGTCTGGCATTTTTATGCCGTCGTACCCGAGCAGTTGAGCCTGATTTTTTAGCTTATTACGAAACCCTTGGCGGTTAATGTATTGAAATAAGTCTCTTTCGTGAGGGAGAGACTTTATTAGCTCGTCACTGAAGTCCAGTTTTTTTAGTACATTTGCCAGCTTGTTGCGTACATCGCCACGGGTTCGAGGGAGTTCAGTTAGGTCAAGTGGATTTTTAATGTCAAGATAAACAGGGTATATTCTTCCCTTGCCAGCGGTAAACTCTCCAGAGTATTCTGGAGATTCGGAAAACATGTGCCAGTTTCCTGCGACATCATCCGCATAAGGGTTGTTGAATTCATTGAACTGAATTACTTCTCTGGTTCCGTGGTAAACAACTAACGGCTTACCATCTTTATCAACAACCTTACTTGCGTCAGTTGGATCGTTCTCCCAGTCGCCGAACCACCTCTTGAAGTACTTTGATAAGACGCCCTTTTCTCGCCATTCCTTTGCTGCCTCGGTTAATTCTCCTGGGCCTGCGCTAGCGACTGCGGCGCTTTCTTGTAGTAAGTCGCCTTCCTCTTGGGTTTTCAGAAAATCTTCGTAGCTTGTGCTGGAGAACTCTGCACGCAGGTAGTCGTCTGGTTTTTGGTCTGCGGCATCCGCAAGAGCCCTTACGATTGCTTCGTAGTTGTCGGCTATTTCGTCTGCATTTGCTTCGTTGTTGTATCGCTCCTTGATGGCCTTTCGTAGCGACTGCAGCGGTGTTTGTGCTTCAGTTGCTGCGGTAGCAGTTTGTTTGGTGGTGGCAGTAGTTGCCTGGGTCATGTCCTGGCTAATGATTAGTGGTTGACTGTGAAATACTGTCTTGCCGTCCGTTCTTGGCGTGTAGACCACAGCGTTAATTTTTTTGCCTGCACCATCCCACCTGTGGTGGCCGTCTTGGATGAAGTATTTGTCGCCGTCCTTTAGGACTAAGATGGGGTATTTACTATCTTTGATCGGTTGTCCGGATCGGTGTGATTGTGTTGCTGTTAGTTTGTCTGTATCGAGTTCTTCTAGCCAGACGCTACCTCCGCCGTATTCTATATCGTCATCTACGCCGGATTCAATTCTATTAACCGCATCTGCTATGACGCTGGAGTTTTCGCTAGATACTCCTTGCGTTTTAAGCCTGGATGCGAATTTTGCTGGCTGTTCATCCTCCGGTTTAATTATATCCAGCGCCGCAGACTCCTGGGTGGTAGCCTCTGTCCGGATCGTGTCCGGATTTGTCCGGATCGTGTCCGGATTTGTCCGGATCGTGTCCGGATTGGTTGATACCGGATCTGGTATATTTTCAGGCTGTGGTTTTGTGTACTTCTCGGCGGACTTCTGGTACTCACGTTTCCAGTTATCCATCTTTGAAGGATTGCCCGCTCCACCAGTTGCCTCATCTGCGGCAGCCTTCTGCGGCTTGGTGATATCCTCAAAGAACCTCCTTAGCTTATTCTCCTCCTTGCTCTTGCCGGTGATGGACTTGGCGATATTGCTCAACAGATTCTTGACGTGTTCCCAGAATCCAGGTTCAGCTTGTTCGCGATTTGCGAACTCCTGGAATCCATCTGCGAATGCTTCGCTTGCCTGCGTATTCCACTTACCGCTGCCTGGCTTAAACATCGGGGCGTCCGGGCCTAGTCTCTGATTGATCGCATCGGTCATATCCTGCAGATACGGCGTGCCCTCAAACATCTTCTCGATGTCATGCCCGATCTCATGGAAGAAGCTCCCGGCGTTCGCCTCCTGGGATGCCGCCCCCACGAGTCGCTCCTTAATATCAAAGTTCATCCTGTACTGAGCCAGGATACTCTCATCAGCCAGATCCACTGATTGCACCTTAAGAGTCCTAAAGTACTCATCAGGATCGATATTGCCATGTATGGCACTCCAGGTTCGCGAGATTGCCTCCAGAATCGCGAAGTTCTTAACTATGGCTTCTGGCTCCTTAAACAGCCTAACGGCCTCATAGAGCGTCCTGGTGGCTTCTGGGCCTACATTGCTTTGTACCAGCTTGCCCTTAGCGTCAATAAGCCCCATGGCACCGAGTCTTCCTTGTAGTGCCTTAGGGCCGGAAGACGCGATAGAAGCGACTTCTGTGTCACTTAGCCCGGACTTAATCAGCGCTTCCTTGGCCACTGCGTCATCGACCTTGATGGTCTTAGGTGGCTTTACTGTACTTTTGTTCAGTAGCGGGTTCGGTTGAGGCGCAAATTGACCCGTTTGGGCCTCTGGAATGGAAGGGCCTTGCGGGGCATCTGGGGTGATGGCGGCAGGGGTCGGCCCTTGTGGTTTGTTTGGCCCTTGTGGGTCAATAGGCGTCGATGGCGTGTCTCCAGCTTGTGACGCAGGCGGCGTTGGTGGCTGTGGAGGGGTTGGTCTTTCTGGGGCGTCAGGCTGCTTCTTCATCCAGTCATCCCAGCGGGTGTCTGGATTGGCGAGGGTCTTCTCGTAGGCTGGTCTTGAGAGTGGCAGACCGACACTGACCAGGCTGCGCATTGGCTTAGCCATGTCTTTGGCTAGAGCTTCGGCTAGTTGTTCCTCTGAGAGGGTCTTTCCGTACAGGTGCTGGTAGATTCCCTTGATCTTGTTTTCCATGCCAGCGGGTGTCATCTTAAGGACAGAGCCTTGCAGGGTGTTCATTGCGGCGCGTGTTCCTTCCGCATCAACTTTCCACTGGTCGGTCTCCTTTGCTTTCTTGTACACCGCGAACGTGCCATCGTTGTCCACGAGGGCCCATTCGTTGGACTTGGCGACCGTTGTTGGCGCTTCGTCGATTGACTTGAAGGCGCTGCTGGCGCTCTCGCTCTTGACTTGCTTGCCGTCCACGAACTGCCCTACACGGGTAGCTACTCTCGATTTGGTGAACTTATTGACATGTTCGAACACCTTGTTGCCGGTAACGGAAGCCTTGGCGAATTGCCCTCCGACCCAGCTTGGATTCTTTCCGGCTTTTCCGGATAGTTCAGCCATTTCTTTGGCGAGCGGTCGCAGCTTCTTGACGCCCATATTGGCGAAGACTTGCCCGATCTTCGTTAAGCCGAACGAACCAAGGTAGGTTAGTGGGTCTGTAGCCACTTCTAGTGCTAGTCCAGCGCCGAAGTTAGCCCATGTATCTTCCTTCTTGTCGGCCAGGCCCCAATCTCGCAGCATCTGCCTGCCTTCGACTCGGTTCTCTTGGAAGTTCCTTCCGAACGGATCTAGCAATTGATCGAATGGGTTCCTTGGTGTCGTCCCTCCGGGAAGCCAAGTAAGCACATCTCGCGCCATTGACCCTGGCAGGTCTAGGGCATTACCAACTGCAGCTACCGAGTTAAGAGCCATCATGCCAGCCTTGCCAGCTAGTGACATGTCTTCTGGCTTCTCTTGGGTCGGCTCAGCAGTAGGGAACACGTTGGGGTTAGAAGCGGATTCTATGGCGCTTTGGCTCTGCCTGGACGTTGGCAATCCCTGAGGGTCATTGCGCTGGTAGGCGGTCTTCCTGGTTGTCACGCGAGACCCAACTGGATTGTAGTCTTGGTTGGGCTCTTCCTCTCGCTGGCTGGAGGTTCTGCGCGAGCCTCTAGCGGCAGCAATAGCCGCAGTTCTTGGAGATGGAAGGTTGCCGTATGCTGCTTCGTATAATGGATTACTCACTGTCTAGCCAGCCTTCCTTGATGCCTTCTTGTATGAGCGTGTTGGTTAGGAGGATTGGATAAGCTAGTGGCACGTTCAGGATGTTTTGTGCCATCGGTCCTGAGGATGTGTATGCTTTGAACTGTTTAGACTGTAAGTCTCGCACCATTCTCTTGTATGTCTCGGGCCGTATGCTCGACTTAAGTAGTTCGATAGCTGCCTTATTTGTTTCCATGTGATTTCTGCTGGCAGCCATGGCGTCGTCACTTCCTGATGCTATGATTCCGGCTCCATCCTCACCTGCTTTTTTGGCCTCTTCAACAACTTCATCGAATATCTCGCTGAGTTTCTTTTCTGCTTCTCCTGGATCAGCGAACTCATTCCCGAATACTCTAGCCAGGACCTCCTTCTTCTCGTCCATTGTCAGGTCGGTGGTTCCAAGTTGTCGCACTGCAGATCGGAATCCTCCTGGTTGGTCTGGGTTGACTGTTTCGGAAATCTTTTGTTCCCAACGATTAACCGAAGCATCGCGAAGTGGTTGTTGCTGAGGCTGTGCGGCCTGATTGGGTTGAGTTGCATTTGTAGGCTGTGCGGCTGCTGCCTGTTGAGCTTCAGGCTGGTCTGGCACTATAGGTGGTAAGTTCGTTCCGTTTATTGCATTGTAAGCTGCGATAGCTTGATTGGCTGATGCCGCCTCTCTCGTGCCTGCCTTAGGCGGAGCGCCGGTCGTTGGATCGGAATACATCTTGAGTGTTTGTTCGTAGTGAAGTTGCGCTGCTTGATTCTCAGCGGACTTGACTTCACGTTCCTTTAGCTTGTACATTCGTTCCGCATCTGCTTCTTCATTTTTGATTCTTTCCGATTCGGCTCGATCCTTGTAGAGTCGTTCTTGGTTTGCATCTCGTCGAGACATTTCGTCTGAGTAATACTTAGATGCCATTTCGTAGGCTTGGGATATTGGGACTCCTGCCATCGCTAGCCCGCGAGCCATTTCGTCGATATTTAAGTTGCTGCCTTGCTGGTCTTTTTTCTGGTCGACCACCATGGCTGCTTGCGCTGGTGTGTATCCTCTATTGACCAGTTGTGCCATTCGCTGCCCTCTGGCCTGGGCGGTCTCTTGTGCTTTAGCTTTGCTTTCAGTCCGATCCTTACGTATCCCTTGTGCGTAGGAGTCGAAGTCGGCATTGGCGTCGCTGTAGAGCTTGTCGATTTTTTCTGATTCTGGTGCGGATCCTGGCGAATAGAAGTCGTATCCATGCAGGGCTGTGAGCAGCTTTGGCACGTCAGAGTCGACTTGCATTTCGTTGCTATTGATCTTGGCCTGGACCAGTTCCTTTAGACTGATTGGTGTGCCTGCACGTTGTCGGTTTTGAACCTGCGCTGTCAGTTTAGCGATTTCGCTCTGTGCCTTGCGAGGTTCTTGTATTCCAAGGTATTCATTCTGCGCTGCGTACTTCGCATCGCGATTCTGTTCCCATTGACCGAATCGTTGGTTGTATTCGTCCAGGTTCTTTTGCTTAACTGCTGCTTCTTTTGCTGCCAGCGAGTTGATGGCCCCAGCTTCAGCTCTGCTTGTCTCCGTTGATGGGGTGCCGTAGATGCGTGCGTATCGAGTACCTGGGTCGTCTCTTCGCATCTCAGACAGTTGCTGGTCAGCGCGGTCAGCGCGGGACTTGGCATCATTGGCGTACATGTCAGTCTTCTGCATATAATCTGATGCGTCGTAGTTCAGCTTGGTTGTAGCATCTATTTCAGCCTGCCTTTGCGTCACTTCCTCAGGGGTCAGTCCTGACTTCCAGTCGCTGATTGGTCCGTGTTGCTTCTCCCAGTCATAGACCCTTTGTTGCTGTCTGTCTTTCCAGCCTGAGGCTGTGACAGGGCTTCCTGCGGCAGTTCGCTCTTGCGAGTGCGACATTTCGATATCAGCGCGAGTCATTCCAGATAGTACTGGATCTTGTGCGATTTGTGATTGCGCGTTTTTGTTTTTATTATAGTAATTAGCAGCATCTCTTGCTGATAGCGTGTGCTTGCCTTCGTGCGCCGAGTTGACATAATTCTGGACGTACTCTGATGGCAAACGGTCTTCCATCCACTTGATGTTTCCCTTCCATTTATTGTCGTCTATCCCGTACTTTTCTTCTATGCCTTTCGGGACAGTGGCTATGTTTTTGTTGTAGTAATTCACGGCGTCCCTGGCTGACATTACGTGCTTCCCTTGGTGTGCTGCGTTAATGTACTTTTGCACATACTCCTGTGGGATATATTCTTTCATCCAGTTTATGCTGGCTTCCCATTTTGAGTCGTTGATTTTGTATTTCTCTGCGATGCCTTTGGGTGTTATTTTATGGCCATCTGTAGTGTTGAAGTACTGTGTCGCTTGTCGTGGAGACATTGCAGTTCGGCCAGACATCGCGCGGTTGAGGTAGGTGTTATATTGCTCCTCGGGCACAGTGCCGCGCAGTGCGGATAGTTCCTTGTTCCACTCGTTGTTGATTTCGCCTTCTGATAGATTTCTCTTTTCGTAGTTTTTCCTGGCCCAGTCAGGCGGTTGGCTACCGAACGGCACTTTACTAACCTCAAGACCACCGTACATTCTTGGCATGTATGGTTCAGATACTTTCGCGTCTTCTGGGTTTTCGTATGTTCCAGCGATATGTGGCAGGTTCACTCGAGTATTACTACGTGCAGCATTGACGGTCAATTTGTATGGGTCGGTTGATAGGGCGGTGTCCTGCTCTAGGCTTCCCAGGTTCATGTTCATGTTCGCGCCGTACAGGCTGTCTGCCGGTACTTGCTTTGGCTTCATTGGCGGCTGAGCAGCTTTAATCGGTGGCTGGATTTTGGGGCCAGGCATTCCGTTGTTTTGGTAGTTAGGTAGAGCTGCCGTGCCGTGCGGCTGCCTTGGTTGCTTTGGCTGCGACTTCCAGTGCTGAAGGCTTTCCAGGTCAGAGCCTTTTAGTGAGAGCCTGTCTTTTCTTTGATCCATGATTCACCTATGCAAATGTTACTGTTATTTCGCTTGTGTCTTTGTCTGGCTTCCCAGCTACAAGATGGAATGGCACATCTAGGAAGCTTCGCCCAGTAATGTTGGGGTGCTGGACTTTTGTATTCTGCATGTCTTTGAGGTTGAACTCAACTACTGTGTTTGCTTTATATTCTGCGTCTGGCGGATCGTCTGGTTCGAGTAGTCCTATTTGCAGGTCAACATCACTTGTAAAGTATGGCGCGCCAAATAGAAGTTCGACCCCGTTGTTGTGGCTCTCGGCCTTCCCAGACAGTGTAACTGTTCTCCCTCGCGATCTGAATTTCTGTGGCGATATACTTTGTTTCATGACTGGGTAGAGATTGTTTTTGATGGACAGGTTCATTGACTGCAGGAGTGTCTCCTCTGCGTCTCCACCGATATTAACCCTTGCGTCGTATAGCATGTATGGGATTGAGTTATCTGATGTGTCGATTGCTGGTAGTGGGCTTACCCATCCTGAGGTCATGCTGAAGCTGGATGCTAGTACATGCATCGCAAGGAATATTAAGCCGTTCTCTTGTCCGTATACGGATATTTCGTTGACCACGCAGTCGCGGTATCGGTAGCTAAATGATCCTTTGCGTATCATCATGTCGAACATAAATGACTCTGGTGCGTATTCGCTTTCGATTGTCCCAGTGTCATGCAACGCCCTTGGCAGCCACGCTTGAAGGTTGCCGCGAGTGCATTCGAGGATTAGCATTCCCTCGTACATGATCGTGTCAACCCTGCGGGCTGACGTCATGTTTGTGGAGTACCCTTTTCGCTGGCCTATCTCACCTATTCCGTACTGCATCCCGGAGTAAGTTATTGCCGGGTTCATGCCTTCTGTGATTACTGCGTATCTCTCGCTTCCAGAAGAGAATGTTCTTGGCGTGCTACCACCTTGAACGAGTAATGTGCAGAGTGATCCGACGATGCCGCATGTCATGGTTATAGTATTGGCAGTACTCTTGGCATGGTGATGTCGTCAAAGCCTGGGAGCCTGTATACGTATTTCCATGTGACCGTATAGTGAACTCTACCTTTGGGGTAGTGTCTTGGTGATATATGCCTGACCTGTCGCTGATGCAGCATTTCAAACGGCGCTGGGTATAGTGGCGGATTGGGGAGTGGGTATCCTATGGCTCCAATAGCATGTCCCTCTTGGACGAATTCTTGTATTGATGTGGGGGATTTTAGGATTGGGTGATGGCCCCATATTGGGTTCTTTACCCAGTCGTATTCCGCTCCACCATTTCCCGTCCTGGCAATTGTTTCTGAGTAGTCCAGTATGTTTGTTGGTGCCATGAAATACATACTGGCGACAGTGAAGTTAAATTTCTTCCCTGTCACTCCTTCACCATTGATTGATTGCGGTGACGAATGCCCGATTACCTGTACGTCGGTTACATTCCTTGGGTCTTGCGAGTGATTTGGCATCCACTGTGGCGACTCTGCTCCTGAGTCGTATTTTAGGCCGCAGCTTCTTCCGTCGTACATAAATGCATTGAAGATCGTGTTGACACGAGATCCGACTGAACTCTCGTCTTGACCTACAACTTCAATATCGAAGGTATACACTAGATTATGGAATGTCTTATATCCTCTGGCGCTTTTTTCGAAAGACACCTGAGATCCTAATGAGCATTCCCATGGCTCAAAATTGAATGATCCGTATGAACAGTACATCTAAACTGAAGCCTCCTCGATTGTCCTCTCTATGGACTTCAGTCTGTTGGACAGGTCTATAGAAAGCTGCGCGAGTGTACTGATGACGCTAACGAGAGATGCGGCAGCTTCGTCTGTGCTTGACTCTAATTCTGTTCTTCCGTCCGCAAACGATATCTGGCCTGACGCATTATTGAATGTCGTTGAAGCACCGCCAAGTGCGTTGGGGATTGGCTTTGGCATCTTGATTGACGCGATGCTGTCTCGCCACGCTTGCAGGAATTCCCCTTGGATCGGTGGTCCGTCCTGGCTGACTTTGCCTTTTTCGTAATCCTCTCGTATCTTGTCTCGGTACTTCTCGAAGCGAATGCGGCTGTCGCTTTTTTCTCGCTTGGGCGCGCTTGCCTTATCGCCTTGCGGCTGCTGTGCGTCAGGTTTGGCTGTTTTGAACTCCGGATCCATGGCTCTCCATGGACTCTGTGGTTCCATGCTCTGCTGCGAGCGAGGCTCTAGTAGGCCGGATTCGTCAAATTCTGTGTCACCAATTGGAGTTTGTGCGTTAAACTCGAACTTAGTGTCTTGCTGTGGCGCTTGCGCAGGTTGAACTGATGTGGGTTCAGTTATCTGTTGTGGCGATTGCACTTGTGCAGTTGGTGGCTGCTCATTGGTTGGTTGTAACTCTAGGGCTGCTTGAGTGATTTCAGGCTCAAAAACCACTTGGGTTGCTGATGCAGCCTGGGTAGGTATAGACTCTGGTGTTGGCTGCGGCGTTTGTGCAGCTTGTGTCGGCAGTAGAGGCGGATCTTGTGCAGCTATTGACTCTTGCTGATTAGTTGGTGCAGAGTACTCTGGAACAGGATCAGGCTCTTGTTCGCGACCGGCTTGCTCGAAAGGATCTGCTTCATCGGCAGGCGTGTCGCCAGACGCTACCCTTAGCGATGTGATCCTATCTTGGATCAGCTTCGTTATTGGGCTGTCTGGATTGGGTATGAGATTGTGCCGCTTGAGGTCTTCCAGGTGGTCCGCAAGTATGCGAGCCTCCGCTTCATCCCTGAGCTGCTGATCTGATTTTGACATATTACGGCGCGAAGTCTTGAGCGATTTGAACCAATCCGACAGTGCTGCTTGTTGCGTATGGCTTGATCTTCATCTTCAGCGGCACGTAAGTCTTCCCTGGGATGGTCGGCGTGTAGAATACGGTTCGAGACTTTGGGAATGTAAATCTCGTGTGCATGTTCGTCGTGTTAAAGTTAAGTTCCGTGTCGAGAGCTGTCGTGTTGAGAGTTAGGGATGCTCCCATTGCTTGGCATGTAAATGGCAATTGGAAATCTATTTCAATTGACCGACCCATTGACCTAACGCATGTTGGCGTCTGTTTGTTATTGAGCCTGTAGTCGACCATGTTGTTTACGACCATTGTGAATGAGTCGTATTCAATTTCCGCGTTATTTACCTCTAGTGACGATTCCCAGAATGCATATGGAGCGTATGCGTTAGTTGTTCCAAGTGCCGGTTCTGTGCCTGGCCAATCCCCGGCTGCATCTTCTTCTTGCGTGATGGTTTCTGATTTTGCGATTAGTTGCACGATCAGATCGATGAATTCGACGCTCTCTGAAGTTTTTCCTGACTTACCCCTGATTACAGCTTGCGCCACGACAGCGTCGGTGTACCTGAAGATTCCGTTTTCTCGGTAAACAATGACATCGAATTCTGGTAGTGTGTTTGATACGTAGTCGCTGCCTGTTGCGGCACCGAATATCCTTGGTATCCATCTGCTGAATTCAATGGGCGATGCCTGCATGGCGATAGCCCCTTGTGGGATATACGGCTTGTTTCTGACTGAAGTGAATAGCGGCTGGAGCGTGCCGTTGATGGCATTGCTCTCCTGTAGTCCTCTTTCCGATCCCAGTGTTTCGTATAGGAATTCATGCCGAAACGAACTTGCGTCGAATGTTCTCGGCGACGTGCCATCTTCAGTGAGGAGTTTACCTAGCGCGCCAATTGCTGCGCAGTTGCATTGTACTGTTGACATTATGGATTATCCCTTGACTCCCTAACTGTCGACATAATTCGCACGACAGTTACGCTATTGTTGTTTCTGGTCCAAGCCTCTGGGATGGCGAATTGGCCTGTTTCCATGCGGTTGTATGTGACGCATGTGTTGTCTATATTGATTCGCTTGTGATGAAAAATCCTGCGAAGCTGGTCTCTGAAGTGAGACTTTTGAGAGAGGTCATCGCTGTTCAGTGCGTGTGTTGACCTGACTATTGTTGTCACGTACTCAATGTCGTCGCGTTCGTTTGTTCCGGTTAGTTCGGTCTCGCCCGTTGGGGAGATTGTTATCCCCTCACTGAGTGGCTCGCTGTCGACGTAGTCTCTGACTCGAATCTCGTCATACGGGAATCCGGATAGATTGTCCGTTAGAAGCTCTTCTATCTTGTCAGCGACTTCTCTGTGTCTGTCTGCCAATTAACCGGCCCCTTCAGGAGAGTTCTGGTCGTTTTATCTTTCAGTGTTGCCGAGAGCCGGTACACGCTTGACTGATTGTCCTCGGCCCATTGTCGCTCTTGATCGGACAGTCTTAGGTGTGCTCCTGGAGACAACTCCACGGGCCTGCTAAGTGTCTTATTGCCACTCATAAGAACTAAAGCCAGTGACTCGACATCTGAGATGTTGTCAAACTCAATGTTAACAATCAGGTCTTCACTGCTGCTAATGCACCCGCTCACTCTCGAGCCTGTATTTTTAATGGCCCCGGTTTCTTGAACTAAGCTATCTAGTAGCACACTGTATCTCCGTTTGTGACTGAATTGCGCACTTGTCGGAAATTGCCGACATGATCTCTTCTAGTGCCACCTTGACTCTTGTGTCTTCAATGTGTTCCCGAATCACTCTGTTGGTGTTAGAGGAGATGTAGTTATTGGCCGTTATGGCGCATAGGCAGCAGAAGATCAGCCCCACCTTGACTGTGGAGACTATCACGAACTCTTTTCGAGTCACTACGTCTTCTTGCATTACTTGATTCTTTCCACGACCTTGACGGCGTTCTCAAGTGAAACGGCAATTCTCTCGTTGGCAAGTGAAGCCTTCTCTATGGAGGTTGACGTCTGCTCTATCGCGCGCACCATTGTCGTCATGCTCTGCAGTATCTCTCGCTGGGCCTCTACGACCTTTTCGCTCCTTGCGAAGTCGACAGCCTGCCTCTCGAGTTGCGGCGACACAATCGTGTACCAGATGATTAGCAGGCTAGCCACACCGAAGGCGTAAGGCCCGTATACGGTTGCTATGAGTTGTATGATGCGATTGTCTGATACATGCATGACAGATTCTTCTCTGTCCTCGTCATGACTAGAGTTTGGCATGGAAGTCTTCCATCTCATGGGTAGTGCTCAAGGTGTGGTACGCCCAGGGGATGGCGGGCGTTGGCATTACCGGCACGATCTGATGATTACTCGCACTGGAGCAGTAGCGACCTTCGTGGCTGCCTTAGTGACAGTGGCTGTTGCCTTGACCGCTGTCTTAACTGTCGCCTTAGCCGCTACTACTGGTACTTTAGCTACGCCGCGCACGCAACTACACGCCACTCGAGCGGTGTTTCGAATCGGCTGTCCACGAACCAGGACGGCACTGTCGCTCCATGGTGATGCGACTGAGAAGACCACTAATCCACTTGTTGCACTAGTAGCGTGCGATGCGTTGTCGCTGGCGATTGCATTGGGAGCTACAAAGGCAACGAAAAGGATCAATAGGGTCATGGTTGATACGATGTTTTTCATTTTGACTTTCCGTGATGTGTGTTTACAAGCCAGCGACAATTGCCCGGACGGCGTCCAGGTAGTCTGGCATGTTAGTTACTGTCTTTTCCTTCATGTGAGCATTGTTGCTTCTGCGCCAGGTGTCCCAGCCAGAGAAGCGGTCGCTGCGAACTAGGAGCGCATTGTCAATGGCTTTTGTGACCTCAGCCTGCGCTTGAGGCAGCCCAGGGCACTTACTAGCCTCGCACTGCTTCTTGATGGCATCTAGTGCCGAGTTAATGCTGATCTTAAGCGCCGCCCTGGTGGTTGGGTCGTTTACGCGATCAGCGCCTGCGCGACTAATGCCAATCATGTCGGCCCACTTTCCTGGGGCCGGTGGTGGCGGCTCAACGGGTGGTCCAGGTGTAATTGGCCTTCCGATGCTTACTGAGTGTTTTGCATATGAGATGCCAGCAGACTTGTCGGCAACTATGAGGATGAACTCATACACACCCTCTCTGGTTGTCGAGAAGAACAGTTGCTGATCCATCATCTCGCATCCAGCCTGGATCGCCGACAGTCCGTCAGGCTTGATCCAGATCAGGTTGTCACCTACTGAGCCGGTTGATGAAATGGCGGTTAGTTCGCCAGCCGGAACTTGCGTTGGTCCAGTGATTTTTGCCACTGGCTGCGCAATGGCGGTCGACGCCAGGAGCAGTACCGATAATATTGAGAGTCGAAACATATTAAGCACCCATATCCAAGTCTTTTAGGATCGCCTCTGCCAGGAAATTGTCACCAGGAACCCCCCACCCAAACCGAACGTCAAACCCTTCAGCGCCAGCGTCCTTAAGGACTTGCTTGAAGTAGTTCCTTAGGTCCTCGGCTGACCTAAAGGCAGGTCGCCCCTGTCGCAGCCATAGCTCCATTAAGCACGCCAGGAAACCAGCCCCTTGGGGTGTTGCCATGGAGGTTCCGCTGAGGGTTCTCCAGCCACTCCCGCTGTTCGAGAACGAGATGACATTCGACCCTGGGCAGGCCCAATCGATCTCTCGCCCGCCAGAGCTGAAGTTAGATATCTTTCCGCCCTCAGCGTAGGAGCCTGTACATAGGCAGTTTTCGTACTTAGCTGGCCAGCCAATCGTATTTGAGCCGTTATACCCTGCGTTGCCAGCGGCTGCCGTTACGATACAACCCTTAGACCAGGCGTAGTCAATAGCATCGTTGGTTGGCTTATACGATCCGCCACCACCAAGTGACATGCTGATGATGTGCGCGCCTTGATCAGCAGCCCACCTGATGCCCGCTGCAATGCCGTCAGAACCGCCTGAACCTCCGTTAGACAATACCTTGCCGACGATGAGGTCTGCATCAGGCGCTAAGCCAAGCGAGTTACCTGCAGTATCCCTGCGGCACATGACACTACCTATGCAGTGACTACCGTGGCCCGACCGTAGATCCTCAGTTGACTCGCCAGAGATGAACGACTTCTTGGCGATTGGCTCTGGCCCGAAGGCGTGCTTTGTGTATCCAGTGTCCAGTACGGCTACACGGATATCCTTGCCGGTGGCAACTTGCCATAGCTTCTCCTTGATCCAGTCGAACCGATGCCACGCATCTGGAACCGTACTGGCCTCATGGACGAAGAGTGGCCCAATTACATCGTCTGGGGGGAGCGATACAATTGGACCACCGAATTCAGGACCGTCATAAATGTCTTCCATGACAGAATGTTCCTTCACTCGCCATATAAGGCGAGCCTAAATCGAAAAAAACAGCAAAAAAGATAAGAACTAGCGACCTGCTAACTCTTTCGGCGACTCATGATCCACTGAATGATTGCGATCATGATTGGAATGTATGGAAGTGGGTTGAAGTTCGGGTCCGCAGTGTTGGCCGAGAACTCCAGCGACTCCAACTCCTTGATGGCGGCATCGATTTCAACTTCTGTGTCACTATCCTCCATAACCGAGAAGATAGGGCCCTTTTCGAGCAGGGCACCGATTTCGCCGACCGCAGCCCCGGCGAGCTTTAGTAATTGCCCGCGAGGCGGGTCTCCAGCGCGGACCAGGCGGATTGCTGCTAGGACGTGATCAATTGGTAGGCGAGCTTCGAAAGCGTACATAACTGTTCCTTGTGTGGTTTAGGGGACTACTTGAGCGAAGTGCTCTCTATTTATTCTCATTTGAAAAGATTTTTGTTTTGCCACTCCGTGTGAGTGTGGTATATGGCAAGGTTCTAGCGGTCAAAAATGGATCGCTTGAGGATTACGGCATTGATGGCCATTCTGATTGCCGTCTCCCCCCACGGGACGCCCATCTTCACAGCGGTCTTGTGGATCTTATGGATGATTTGCTCCTTTTGGTTCTTAACCTGATCTAGGGTCATTGCGTTCATGGCATCTTGTGTACCGGAGCAGCCGCATCCTTCCTTCTTCTTGATTAACACTCCAAATATCTTGGATAGATCGTCGCCTATGGAGCTGCCGCCAAGCTCCATAGATTCAATAGCCGCCTCGATCTTATCCTCTGGTAGTAGTGAGATATTGTGCTCATTGAGCCTCTTGGGTCTACTGCAGCTTAGGCATGCCTGACATGTATCCTGTTTTGCGTTGATTGCCTGCGAAGCAATTAACGACAAGATCTCGCAGTTGCCATCGGAGAGGTGCTCGCACTCAATTGGGGCATTGCTCATTTACTTGCTGGTTCTATAGCCATGGGGGTGGTCCCTGTGCCATCTCCAGGCCGTTTCGATTGTTTCTTTTATCGATGTGTATCTGGGGTTCCATGCTAATACTCTCCTGGCTAGCGCGCAGTCGGCTACTAACTGCGGAGGGTCTCCGGGTCTTCTTGGTGCGACTCTTGTTGGGATGTCATTGCCAGTTACGTCCTTGCATGCCGATATCACTTCTAGGACACTGTGCCCAGTGCCAGTTCCGAGGTTCAACTGAATGTGCTTACTGGGTTCAAGTACATTGATTGCATTTATGTGCGCTTCGGCTAAGTCGCTTACATGTACGTAGTCTCTAATGCATGTTCCGTCGTGAGTCTCGTAGTCGTCTCCTAGTATGTCTATATGGTCCAGTTGTCCTAGTGCGACTTTTAGTGCCAGTGGGATCAGGTGGCTTTCCGGCGAGTGGTCTTCTCCGATTCTTCCAGATTCACTTGCTCCAACTGCATTGAAATACCGAAGTGATGCTGCTGCGAATCCGTATGCGAGTGAGTAATCTGTCAGGGCCTGCTCTATTGCGAGCTTAGTGAATCCGTATGGGCTTTGAGGTGTCTTGCGTGTCGTCTCTGTTATTTTGCTTGAGCCTACTGTTCCATATACAGCGGCTGAACTGGATGAGACAATCATGCGGACGCCCGTCTCTCGCATTGCGTCCAGTAGGTTGAGTGTGAATGTGAGGTTGTTTGAGTAGTACCTTCCGGGGTCGGCCACTGACTCGCCAACGCTCGTTAAAGCCGCAAAGTGGATCACGGCTTCAATGTGGTTGTTCCTGAGTATCTTAGTGATCCTACCTTTGTCGCTTAAGCATCCTTTAGCTAAGATTCCTCGTGGTATGCTTTCTTTGTGTCCAGTGCAGAGGCTGTCATACACGGTTGTGTTGTGTCCGCAGTCTATTAGTCGCTCCACAGTGTGCGACCCAATGTATCCTGCGCCGCCAGTTACAAGGATGTTCATATGTCTGTCGAGAGATTAGAGTTTTGCCATTGCGCAGCAGTCCTCTAGGATTGCGAGTCTTGCCTTTCCGTGCATGCCGATTATGTGCTGCATCCATGAATCATGGCTGTATGACCCCCAGAATGTTGATGGCGCAATGTGATGGACATCTTCGAGGAGTATGTTATCGTTCGCTCTTGGTGATAATATCTTTGTCAGCGCCCCTTCTTCGTGAGGATACCGCCGAGCGTACTCTCTGTAGTTAAGTGATCTATCAATGACTTCTCGCATGTGTGGCTGAGTTCGCACTCCAAACCAGCATGTGTTTAGTAGTCCTTCGTAGAATCCTTGTATTTTGTATGCACCGCCGATTAAATCGAATCCATGTAGTGACCATATGTGAAGAGGTATTGGGTTTGTGAATACGATATCAGCATCTATCCACCATATGATTTTTTTTTCTGGATACATGTCCCATGTTTTTTGTATTGCGGATATTTTAGACCACTGTGGATCAGTGCCTGGTGGTGGGGGGAGCGACATCGCTTCATAAGTGTATCCAAAGTGTTCGCAATATTTCCTGTGGTTGTCTTTAATGCAGTCTGGCCAGAAGTTTCCATGAAAGTTAGATATCACTACAATCTCGTCTGGTGTATAGTAACCTCGTTTTAGTATGTACCAGTCTAGTCCGTCAGATGTCCTAAATAAGGCGAGGTTGTTTTTTTTTGTGAAATCCATTACGGCTTGTGATACTGCGAACCAAGTGCTCTTATCCTCGCTTAATCCCGTCCGGAAGTCGTCGCCAGCCAGTATCCCTCCGTCTGCCACTTTAGGCCACCATGCGTTCAGTTCTTGAGTGACGTGCCGGTAGCCATGGTTTGAGTCTAAGTATACACAGCCAACGCTACCGTCCTGGAATGATGATGATGCCAGTATACTATCATCTCGAATTATTCTGTGCCTCTCTGAGACCGATGCGAATATTTTATCAAAGTGCGATTGCGATACATTGCTGCCGTCTGGGTACTGGTGATCTGACTGAGATTTGTATGTGTCAATTCCAATGCACTCGCCTCCCCAGATTGACTTAACGTGATCTATGTGGTGGCCTTCAAATACACCGCACTCTACGTATGGTAGGGTTATATTGAGGTTCTTCATCATCCACGGTAGGTGCTCTCTATGTTCGTACCACGACATGTCTATTTCCTTATTGTTTCTATTTTGCCTGTTCTTCTATGTCTTCCACAGATCCTGCACTGTCAATTGCTATCCACTCTACATCTGGCAAGCATTCCTTAAGCTCATCCAGTGTCACTTCTGGGTGGTACAGTGCCGGTATTCTTCCTGACTCATAAGCTTCTCTTGAGACAAAGCCCCACCAATAATTAAATGCCCTGGCTGGGTTCTTCATTTGGGCCGCTGCTTCTATTGATATGTCGATACCATTCGCACCAATGTTGTTTCCGAAGTGTAAGAAGTGTACGCAGTCCTTACGGAATGCAGGGTTAGCCCGATACAGTATGCATTTATTGGGTATCTTTTCGTTTGAGGCATATTTTTCTGGGTTTGTAAAAAAGGCGACACCTTCTTCTTTACCGGAAATGTCAGACTTAAAGCCGTGCTGGCCTACGTACCACTTGTTAGGGCAGTATACTGCATTTCTTGCATCTTCATGGAACCTTCCCAGGTGGTGGTCAATATGGAATGAGTGTTCGAATGGTAGGTGCGAGCAGTGCTGGTAGATAGCAATCATTCCTGGCCTATTCACAGCAAAGCAGTGGGTTCTGTTTACGTTGTATGGCCTAAGTACGTGTTCGTTTATCCTCTTGGGCCGGTGCGAGTTGACGTGCATCAGTTGTCCGCCAAGGTACGCCTGCTGCCAGTGGTCTGGTAGGTTGTCGAGGAATATATTGGCTTGATCGAAATCATCATGGAACTGAGCGTCATCCTCGAATACAATGTAGGAGGATATTCTGTTGTTGAGGCAGTACTCGAGGATTTGCATGTGCGACCTGTAGCATCCCCACGCCCCGCCACCAGCCTTCCAGTTATCAGGTGGTGGGCACATCGTTCCGCTGATTGCTGGCCACACTTCAACTTCAGGCAGCCAATCGCATTTTGGCAGGCCATCCAGAAAGCTCTTGAGCCTCAATGGCCTGTCTTTGAGGCTTATGACGAAAGCTTTTTCGAGTGTCATTTTGTTTGGTGAGTTCAATTACTCGCTCCGCTATTGCAACTTCCCATTTTTGTTCTAGCCTTATTAATGGCTCTTTTGACGATTAACTCCGACACGAATCTGGAGAATGGTAGCCCTCTTTGGTGCGATGCCTCCTTTAGTCGATGGCAAATGTAATCCATCTGTTTTTCGCACATATCAGGCCCCCACCTATTCATTTTAGCTTCGAGATCTTGGCATGGCTTGCATCCATGTTGGTTTGGGATAGGGAACCATGATATGATCTTCTTGAGTTCCGTTCCAACCATGCCAGTTTCGCTGGTTGCCATGCTGCTGGTTGACATGCTATTAATCGGTTCGCTTGGTAGGTCCGGGTACTCATTCTTAATGTTGAGGTACTCGTCTGGCTCTATGTAGAAGAACTCGTCGTCAGGTACTGTCGATGACGATTGAAGTCTCTCTATGTATCCACTTGCCTTGCGGTCCTGTTTTGATGCAGCCAGTGACTTTCGGATCTTCATCATGGAGGTAGCTCCTCGTCACATTCTAGGCAGGTTACGTAGAAGTATTTTAGACACCCATCAAACATTGCGATGTAGTGTTCGGCTGTACCAGTCCCGCACCCAATAAAATCAAGCTCGACCCACATATCAAGAGTTCCGCCCGGAGGTATGGATATATTGGTGGAGTCTCTATTGAAGTTTATACCAGTTGGGTAGCCTCCAACGTAACCGTGAGACGCCGCAACCACATGGCCAAGCAAGCAATTTTGCTGCACTGGTGCAAACTCACAGTTGAAACTCGAAGGGTCAGACTCCCCTGCTCTACATGGCGGAGCACCTGCTTGGCAGTCCTCGCCATCTATTGGGTGTGTTGTCCATGTGCATAATCCATCGTTGAATATCGTCCAGGATATTCTGACTCTTGCTGGTATCTTATTACCATCACTATCTATAGTGGAGCAGGCTCTTTCGGGACTCATTGCAGGTGGTGGATCATTTGAGACTCCTCTAGGTGCTCGACAGATTGAGTCAAAAATAGGTCCGCAGAATTCGTTAGGGAAGGCAGTATATCCATCCCACGCAATGCAGCAATTACATGGCGCGGAACTAGAACTGGAACTAGAACTGGAGCTAGAACTGGAACTAGGGCTGGAACTAGGTCTGGAACTAGGGCTGGAACTAGAACTGGAACTAGAACTAGAACTGGAACTGGAACTGGAACTAGAACTGGAACTAGAACTGGAACTGGAACTGGAACTGGAACTAGAGCTAGAACTGGAACTGGAGCTAGAGCTACCGCAGCAGCAGAATCTTGTTGGCATCTTATAGAGTCGCCGCCATGATTAAATATTGCTTTGGCATGTTTTGTTAATTGCCAGCGCAGCACCTATTGAATGCCGTCCATTCTGGCACGCCACTAACGCCAACCGTCCTATGTGCCCACAAGTACACACCGCTAATGTCTTCATCATTGATGCACCCAGACGGATCTTTAACTAGGACTGCAGACCCAATCAAATGCGATGCTATTTGAGATGCCCTTGACACCATCAGGTTAACTCCACCTTCTGCCTGTGACACGACCAATCCCTCAATGGTTCCGTAGCTCTCTGCTGTTGGATAATACCATAGCGGCAGCGGGATCTGATTCAGCGGGGACATTACTTGCCCCCTGTGAGTTATGTCGCCTCCGCCAAGATGGCGATTGACTGCGTCAACCATTTGCTTTATGGCTTGAGTGTGTTGGTTACGAGCGGATTGAACATTAGCGTCGATGAATCCGTTGCCGCGCCAAGTATCGTTAGGTAGTTACTAGGTGCAAGATCGGCGATTGGTGCGATTGCACCAGCTGTAGCGCTGAGAATGTATGTCTCGCCGACAGTGAGTGTGGCACCGAGGTCTATCCTTGATCCAGGGAGTGCGTATATTACTGTCCCGCCAGATGTTGCTGGTGTTAGCGATATACCGACAACGACAGCTTTATCGATTCCGTCGTTGTTGTCGCACAGGAGTAACTGACCGCCTGATTCGTACAATGGCTGGCCCTGTGTTATCGTCGCACCGGCGACTCCAGAACCAAACGGTCCCTGGTTTTTGAGTTTAACATTTGCTGCTGTTTGTGATAGGTTCGCCATTTGGTGCTATTGTCAGTCGGACAATCCCTGTATTGAGCTGAAGTTGATTTTTCTTTTCGTTGTTTTATTTGAAATCGATACTGGTAGCGTGTAAGTGCTATCCATAAAGCCTATCTCAGGGTAGAAGACATCCCACCCATCATCCCTGTCTATGCACCTAACGACATAGTGGACAGTCTCACCAAACCCAGACCCCCTGTTCTCTAGGCCGTTGGATATGATCTTACTTATCCACGCCTGGCCCTCGCCCCATCCTCTCCAATCGCCTGAGTTTATTGAGTTGATTTCGTTTCTAAATTGGCTGTCACTGTACGACTTGAACTTGAAAATGTGAAAGACAGCCACTGCTACAGGTTCCATCAGTGGCAGTATTGGGAGTTTATTTCCGGATGTTCGTATTGGCGTCCCATTTGAGGTTTTCCAAGCAGGCAGCCATATCACTTCGGAGGACCGAGTGATGATGGCTGGCTTGTTGGAGATGTTAGGGGCGCTGAACGACATCTTCTGGCGGTCTTACTACTTGGCAGGTTTCTTGGTGGGTGACTTCTTCTTGTCATCCTTCTTCATTAGCCACGGTGGCATCTTGCCGCTTGGTTTGGTGGACTTGCCAGATGTTTTGCATGAAGACTTTTTCATTGCGATTCCTTTTGAGTGAATGATCTGCCTCTCTGTGTATTATTCCCGTTGCGAAAGATTTTCTTTTAAGACTTCCACATCAGGAAGATTACGCAGTCGGCATTGACTGTACCACTGAGCTTGATCTTTGCGTGGCCAACTGCAGCCACTTCAGCGATCTCGCTTGATGTAAGCGACACTGCACCAGCGGCTGCTACGTTTTTAGCTGCTGATAGCAGGTCTGTCTCTGGGAATGTTGCCGATGCGGACTGTGGAGGGTCACCAGCGACTGCTGTTATCTGAATTGCCTTTCCAATGACTGGGGAGCTTGTCGGTATGAGGAATGTCCCAAAGGCTCCGCTGCGCAGGTCGATTCTCCCGCTGACGGACTCTCCGTTCTTAAATGAAATGGGGATCACTTGATGCGTTCTTTCTGTGTACGACATGTTAGTCTTCCGTTGGTAAGTTGGTTGCGTCTGATTTGTATATTTGCCAAGATGGAGATCCAGCATCCATCGCATGGTCTCCTACCCGCCTGTCCCTGCTCATTGCTTCTCTTAGGCTCTTCTTGGCCATCTCTGAAGCAATGACGGATTTAGCGTGATCGTGATTCTTGGTGTACTGGTAGAATGCCTCGTCCTCGAGTGCTTCGAGCATTACGCTAGCTTCAATGTCGATTGGCGAGCTTATCGCGTATCCTCTAGCTGATATTGTCTCTGGCAACGCCTCTGAGAGTGTAAGTGTCGTTGCTGTGGGTGCTGCGATAATGAATGACTGGAAGTCCCAGTTGTCTGAGTCAAGGTCCGTTGGTGTTGTGGAGTTACTCGAGACTCGAATGATGCACCCAACAAGTCTCTTGTGAAACGCAGCGCCAGCACTCGTGACTGTATCTGAGTTTGCCGATCCAGCTAGATTGCTTCCTGTGACGGAATGTATGGATGGCGTTATCGGGAGGACTGATGCGCTAACCTCGATTGTTTCCTCTTCGGTCGGCGCTGGATGCAGGATGAATTCGCACCCGCCAAACTTGCCGCCATGGTTTTGCCATGAGAAGCATCTTGAGTGTCCATTGATCGTGCTGGAGAATGTTGATGCATTGAACTCAGCGAATGGAATTGATGTCAGCGGTCTGTTGTTCGTTATATTGTGCGCGTACTCTATTTTTAGCACTTCCCTGCCGAATGTGTATGCGCGGCGTCTCCAGGTGGCATCGCCTTCGTAGTCCGACATCATGGCGCTGTCTGGCTCGAGCGTTGCTGTCGTGTTGGACAGTCTTCTGTGTACCTTGTAGAAGTTGCCTCCGATAAGGATTTCACCCATTGCAGCGTCTGCTGGCCAGTTGTCTCCGTCGGTGATTGTGACTAGTCGTTCGCTTGCGCCGCCAGTGCGGTCGTATTCGATAGTCATGGACCTTTCGGCTGACGTTGTGAATCGCGTTTGTGCCTTGTAGTAGTTCCATCCGTGCTTTGTGTGTAGAGACCTAATTGCAGACTGGATAGCCTTGACGATTCTTGCGTTGTGTCTCTCTGACGGGGTGCCACCCGTCCTGAGGGTCATTGAGTGAACCATGTCTTGCAGTGTCAGCACTTCATGTCCTGCTAATCCGCCCCATGATGGCATCCATGGATTGCTTGGAGGCGATATGGTGCTTGTGCTTTGCTTAAATCGCCAGTCCTTGCTTGCGATCTGCTTTTTGGCTAGCGTGACTGTTGAGGCAGTGCCCTGCTTCGTGTAAGTGCCTAGCGGTGAGGCGACTGTTGGACCTAAGAAAAAAGTCAGGCCGTCCCATTCGATAACCCACCTATCAGTTCCATCTGGCACGTCCGAGCGAAACAGGACGCAATCCTTCGTTGCTACAGTCCATGCCCATAGCCGAGTATTCCCGCTGCCAGATACGGCAATCCCGATATCGGCTGTATATACGTCTGGAGTTACACCGCTGCCAGTCACTGCAAACCGATTGAATGAATCAATCATCGTTGCGGTGTCGTACTGCTCAGTAAGCGCGCCCTGCGCCAAGTCGATAACGACATGGTTATTGTCTGAGGTAGTTGGATTGCTAGCACCTAGGAATACCCACCACTTAGTATATTCAGTGTCATCTAGCGTGATTGTGAATGTGCCTAGTTGCGATACGCTTTCCGTAGCAGCAATTCCGTAATCCGCATAGTGACTAAATGGAATCGAAGTATCGGCTGGAATAGCCCTGGCTGTGCTGCCTGTTGGTGCTGAGAATATGATAGTGTGAAGCATTATTCGTTTGCCACCGTCAGATTGTTGGAGTTGTCGATGCTGATACGCGCAAAAGAGCCGTTGGGCTTTCGGACTAATAGTCCGTGCGTCTTCGTATCACCCCAGATGCGCCCACCCGCTGTCGTAAGGTAAGGAAGTGTTGCTGGCCATTGGACCTTATTGCGCCCCATAAAAGCCAGTAGGTTGACCGTCTGCGATTTATCCTTTACTCCGACCAGTCGTAGCCTGACTTCTGAAGTATTGTTTTGGTTGAACCCGTCGAAAACCAAAAACTTCTGACTGGAGTTCAATAGCGATTGCGTGACAGTTAGGGCTGAGAATCCTGGAGATGGACCTGTTACCCTTACTTCAACACTCTTGGGTGTGTTGGTCGAACCGATCAAAAGGTAGAGCGATAGTAGCTCCAGATCGGTAGGCTCGATGATGATATCGACCGTGCCGCTATCGACATTGAATCCCGAGTTATAGGTGATTGTCGTGCCGGAAGAGTTGTTTGAGAACAGGTTGGGCAAGCCACTAATCGAGCCGTCAGTGTGCGACGATGTGACTGTATATTTTTGATCAGCCAGATAGAGCACGTTTTCTAGGTGTCGAATAAAGCCCGTTTTTCCACCACTTGTCCCAGCGTCAACCAGGTAGAGGCTATTCGGATTGTGCATGTACGCGGTGGTTGGATCAATTTGCCCAATAATGTTAACGTGACCTAGCTTCACGCTGGCCATTGAGTCTGGACCTGGCCTATTTAGTGAACCATTGTTGGCCCAAGCCTTTTTGTTAGTTCGATAGGTTGGCAGTGAGTCATTACCCTTATCCAGATCGACCGTATGAAAGTTAAAATCAACGTCTGCGCCGTTCAAGGTTGTCAATGGCAGATCGTACTCAGCGGAAGACAGCACGTTACCAGTCTGCTGGAATCCAGAGAGCCTGCCAGAAGTCCAGGTGTCAATCAGACACGCCTGCTTGCAGCCGATGGACGTGAAGTTTTCAAAGTGATTCGCAGTCGCTAAACACGGCAGAAAGACCTTTAGCGAAGTCATGTTCTGATTAGACCGCAACCGAAATGCTTGGTTTGACCCACCTGGCAGAGATTCGGCTTTGAAGGCTGGTACTAGGCTCTGTGTGGTATCGAGCGAATAACCAGCATTGGCTATCGCCTCATTGATTCGATCTATAATGCTGCCGGACATCGTGATCCTGAACGACAGTATGCTCGATGCTCCCCACTTTATAGTGAAGAATCGCCGCACGTTTGCGGCTACCGCATAGCTATTTGAACTGGCCATTGTGTAGGTGGTTGGTGACGTTCCGCTATCTGTTGTGGAACTCGACACGAGGAACCCACCTGAACTTGCATGACCATAGGCTGCTGCTGGGTACGACTGATAAGGCTCCTCTAGGCTTGCCATCAACGATCTGTTAAGGTAGATGCCTTTGACGTTATTACATTTGACGTAGTGCATTTCCCCAAAACCAGTTGGGAAGCCTACCTTTGGATCACCTGGGTAGTCATTCGAGCAATCAACAGAGATACCGAAGTGCCCCCCATTGGTGTCTCGTGTCGCCGTTTCGCTTCCAATCAGTGCGATATCTCGAATCTCACCGCTTTGTATCAGGTTGTAGAAGTAGCAGTATTTGATCAAAGATGGCGGACAGTAGTATGGGTCTGTTCGATTGCTGTAGACAGCGTTGCGACATTCGAGAGCGCCGCCACGAATGGTAACGCCCTCTGAGAATATGCGGATCATGTCGACCGCTGCCGAACCACTATAGAGGCAGCCTACAGTACCGTTAGTGATTCTCTTGGATAAGTTAGCTTCACCCTTGAGAAACACGTTCTTAGGTTTGGCTATTGTCAGTGTACTTAGTACGCAATAGCACCCATCGATATAAGCATCGTACTCGGAGTCAAATAAGTATTGGACTATCGCCGTCGCATCAACTGCCGAGGAGTAGTTGAGTGTGCTTAGCTGCCTGGAAGCGCCGAGGTTCTGCGGAGTTACCCAATTGTTAGTCGGAGCGATCTTCCACAACTTGTAAGTGGCCCCGCTACCAAGTTTGATAATGTCCTTACCGTTGGAAATGTCTTCAGCGTCTGGGTAGCTAACCGTCTCGCCCTCAGTCATGCCGTCCGGCGTGCCGTTCTCGAAGTTCTTATAGAACGTAAGTGGGGAGCCTCCTACCGTTGCACCCTGAATACGAAAATCGCGATAGTGCGTGATCGTCCCGCTATAGTACGCACCAAATACAATCTTTTGGGCAGACGTAATCGTAAACTCTGTTTTGACTCGAACCGTTACCAAGTACCATACGTTTTTCGCTAGATTCTCCTGGTCTTGAAACGTGCCGTCTTCCGTTTCAACAGAAACGACTTCAATCTTGGCTGTAGATACGTTGAATCTGATGAAACCGCTGGAAGTACGAAAACCAAAAATCTGGTCATGCAAATACACGTCACCCGCTGCACCTGTTAAGGAAGAACTAGAGTCAATCCTACACCAGGCTTGAATTACCGCGCCAACTGGTAGTGTCACAGTTCCGCCTAGCGTGCTGCCTGCGATCTCTACACGGTTCCCTGTGTAACTGCCGCCTGAACTGCCAGCGACTCGTAGATACTTACCGACCGTGTTGCGCAATAGACGGAAGTTACAGCCGCGATCTCGAACGTACGCCTCAGTATTCAATGGAACATCTAGCCCGAGAGCGTCTACAGTGGCGACTTGCTGGACCGCGCCAATCAGTTCTGGCTCTAATTCCACCGAGTCAAACAGATCGCCCAGCCGTTCTTCTACGACGGCTTCAGCAATGGGTCTTGGGTTTGGAATGACTGTCATAGCGTCACCCCCGAGCGAGCCGCTAACCAAGATTCTACGGCGGTCAGATCATCACCCGCCAGAATCTCTGTGAACAAGAGTAGTGCGTAGATGTTACCAGTCAGCGTTCTGATACCGTCAGAAGTCCTGCCGGATATTCGTACATTCGCATTCCCCCATGTGCCCGCGCCTTGGCTCGATGTCGTGGCTGTGCCGTTGACTCCGTTTATCCTGGTTTGCAATAAAGCAGAAGACCTACGAAAAAAGCCAGTAACAATTTCGGTATAGGGTTGTGCGGAAACGTTTTGTGGTGAAGTCTGCCGTGTCGTGCCGACATTCGATCCCGCAACAATCGCTGGAGCTGTATTGTACTGCATGGAGAACCCAGGATTGACAGAACCATTATTTTGATTGATCAGCATTATATCCGTACCCGCCTCTCGACGAACAGCAGCACAGATAGTCATGGCATTCAGCGAACTCATATCCAGCGTGCTATCTAACCTCTTGCCAGTGAACACGAGATACTTTAGCCCACCCGCTTCGGTGTATGTCGGAGCATTAGTAGCTTCGGTGAATAGCGTTGCGTTCGCTGTTTTGTCGCGCCAAGCCTTTACTGTTTGACCTGAAGCCGTAACCGCTGTAGTTGCCGCAGTATCAGTAAATAGCGTCGACATATCGGAAGCGTCCAGGCAAAGCCGACACGAGGCTATATTGAGAGGGGACCACTCCTCCTCGCCGCCAGGTATGTTCATGATAATGTTGGATACACTCATTGTTTTACTGGCCTTCCGTGCTTCTTTTCCACATAGGACTTCAGCTCTTGCTTGGTCATAGACCCAGCTTCGCCAGTCTTCGTGTAGTGATCCATCATTCTCTTTGTGACTTTTGGGTTGAGTGCTTTTTGCTTAGGTATCTTGTTTGGATCCGGCGCGACGTACAGTCCCGGCATGTCGCAGCCCTTGCCTGACTTCTGAAGCCTGCGCTTCATCTCGGATAAGCCCTCTCCGGGCTTGAAGAATGCGTCAGGGTTCCCGCCTTTGTCGTCGTCGAGTTGTCCGATGTAAACGTCATTCGCCCCTACGGTGTAGCCGCGCTTCCTCGCCTGGGATGCTATGTGATTAGTCCAGTTGACGTCGCCTTCCAGTTGGTCAAGCAGTGTTCCCCTGCCAGCATGGAACTGCGTATCGCTCCTGTGTCCAGGCGGCTTACGGCTCTCAAGCATATCTTGGCATTTGCTCATGAACTTTTTAGCTAGAGACTCAGGCAGTGGCGGGAAGTAGACCTTTTGTCCGTCAACAATATTGACGCTGTACTTCGTGCCGTTAATCGTCATGAAAAACATCTGGGGGTTCCTATTCGTAGAAGCCTGTATCTTCTTCCATGTCTTCATCTGGAGCCGGATTAAATCCATCCAGCTGCTCAGGTGCAACACCGATACCTTCAACCATCATCTTGTGAGCCTTCTCTGCGTTGTTAAGCTGTAGCTTGCCAATGGCAGCCATCTGCTTCGCCTTGGCCATCTCTCGATCTTCTTGCATCGCAGCGATCTCTTCCTCAGATGGCCCTTGTTGCTGCTGTTGCACAGGTGGGTACTCCCAGGAACTGGTATCCTGGTCGATGGACTTGCCGATAGCACGAATCAAGCTGTTGAGAGGTTCTGTATTGCCAGTTGTTCCTGCGTACCATTGTGCCACTGGCAGCATGAAGGCCGACATTTGTTGCATGTTCTGAGCCTCTCTGGCCTTATTTGGTCGTCGGGTGGACCCAGCTTCGATCATGATGGTCATCTCGCGGAAGTACACATCAGGGTCCGCCTTGGTGATTAGTTCGGTCCACAGTTCTGACCCGAATGGGCCAAGAAGAGGCTTAAGAGTCGGGCCTTCTACGGAGTAACCAGCAGCGATGCGCTCGACGTTCGCGATGTCTGACTGCCACTCCTCCACTCTGGAAGCCATAAACTCCGGTCTTACTGCGACAGCCTCGCCCTTGATATTCGCGTCTGCTGCCGTTCTTGTAACCTTACCCCCAGGATTCAGGCCGTACATTAGGTCGGTTAATCCTACGGCCTTATCGAAGCTGGCGCTCATGATCTCAACCATGCGCCAGACATCCATATTTAGCGGCTGCCTCTTAACACTGGAGATGAATTGGTCTATGGCCTCTCCAGCTGATGGATTGAGCGAGATGACCTCATGCCTCAGGCTGAGGATCTTAGAGACTGTGTCGCTATCCAGGACGTTACTGATGGCTATCTTGTCCAGGCTGTCCCTGTACGCCTTCTCTGCAATGGAGCAGAGGATTAAATTCATGATGGTCAACTGGCCAAGTCCAGCGCTGACTGTGGCGATAGGCCAGCATGTCTGCGGGTTATCCCAGAAGTCCAGGAGGCACACGGGCCATCTGCCATCCCTGTAGTACGGGATCGGCCAATCCATTCTCGCCTTGAGTTGCGAAAGCTCGATAGTAGAGGCTTCATCGTTTCTCAGGTTCAGTAATTCATTGACACCTGGACATACACAGAGGTAAGCTTCATCTCCTACCTCATCCTCAAACGCCTGATGCCATTCCTGCGCGCCTGAGCCATTGAATCGCGTCCCAACGCCACATAGGCTGAATATCTCGTACCAGACAGTCAAGTCATTGACATTCCTGGGGGCCTTATTCATCTTGCTGACTTCAGCGCCCATTCGAGAGGCTACCGATGCGCCTTTGCCCTTAAGGCTGTTGCGAGGCCAGTTGAACCGTCTCTCGACTTCCCAGTGCGGATCGCAATGCTTGATGGCAACCCACTTGCATCCAGAGAGATCCCCTTGTTTGCAATTGGGGTCAATGAACAGGTCGTCGACATTGATCCTGAAGCCACCTGTAAGCTCGTAGTTGGCTCCATGGGGCTTGTACGTGTCAATCTTGATCACTCCACGCCCCTTAATCAGGGCATCAAGGATCGCAAGCCTGCTCTGAGCCTTCAGGCCGCCTCCAGGCTGCTCTCGCTGGGAGTAATTGAGATATCGCTCCATGATCTTGCATGTAGCGTCATTGATGGCCCTGGTTTGTGCCTGCTCCATAAGGAACTGTTGTGCCATTGGCGCAGCTTCGGGCGATTGCAGGTCTATGCCCCTTAGCGCCAGTGGCACAGAAGGGTCAATGTCCAGCGCGGAATACATTGAAGCGTACCGTCCCGCATCGGCCCACATAAGGGACGGGCCAACAATGGACGTAAGCTCGAAGGTTTTGTTAAGGGTCAATCGAAACTGAGGCGCAGGTAATCCACCAAGAAACCTGGATCGAAATGAATCGTTCCACATTGCGTCCATGGAGCCGGTAAAGAAGGTCTGGCAGATCTCAGCAGTCTTGCTGAATGGTGCCTTAGCTTCTTCTGCGGCCTTGATGGCAGCGGACCAGATTTTTGGTAGAGCGCCTAGATCGACTTGCATTAGACTTCGACTTTCTTGCCCTGCAGCGCCTTGATTCGTTTTTCAATGTACTGCTTCGCTAGTGGGGCAGGCTCCCAACAACCTTTGCGAGATGCTGCAGTGCTGATATTCCCTCGAGAGTCAAACACTCTTCGGTCGCCGATATGGAATACGCCGTCTTGATACATGGCGGACCCATCGGTGTCTGGGAAGAAATTGATGTCAGCTTGGCCTTGATCCCACCCCTTGTGGATGATTCCGTTGAGCGGAGTTGCGTTTGGGTCAACGCGGCCACCTGGCCAGTAGAGGACGGGGATTCCGGTTTCTGGTACTTCGGAGTAGTGATCTGGCTGTGTTTCTGGGGTCATGTTCTTTCCGTTAGTAAAAGGTTCCTATTGAGACTGTTGGTCTCTCCGTGTTTTGCCCAAACTTTTTCATGTATCGCTGATACGCTGGGCTCGCATCCTCGATGGTTGGCTTGATAAAGAAGTAATACGGTTTCGATCCTGCAAAGTATCCGAGCGCGTCAGCTACGTCGCTTGGCTGCCCGTCCGCTTTGCGTTCATCGACAGCTTCTTTTTGAATCACTTTCTTCTTCAGTTTGGTTAGCTGGACGCAAAGGTTTGGGCATCTGTGTGTCACGATCCTTAACCTGGGAAGCCCTTTTTGATTCGGATGCATCCAGCCGTTGATAATCATTTGCCTACCGCCGACATCATCGCTGCCAGGGCGGAACCTGTGTTTCGTTGAGAAGCATGTTAGGCCAGCTAGCAAGAAGGCCCTTTCGTACTCATCTACAATCCGGCACCCAAAACCCATCGGCGTCTGTCGGGATGCCCTATGGTCAATAATGAACTTGAAGAATTTCTCATCCTGAGCCTCTCGCTTGATCAACTGAGCGAGCTGAACCGCATCAGCTCTTCCCGGATAAAATTCTTGATACGGGACGAAGTATTCACCAAACTCCGGTGGAGGGACTGCACACAAAAGAGCAGCGGGTGCAGAAGTTCCTGGATCGACGATAAGGTATTTAGTCCATGTATTAGGAGGAAGCCCATCACGAGAACGAAGAGTCCGACTAACCACATCTTCACGATCCTCATCATCAATAATTGCTGAGTGAACATACTTATCAAACAGTGGGTACATCCTAAGGTTTGCAGAGACAAATAGTCCCTTGTCTCGAGCCATCGCTTCTTCTGGTGTCGAGCACCCCGCAAGAAACTCGGCTATCGCCTTCCGGCCTAAATGCCTGTTGCCAGACATTGTTAGCATGACCTTGCGGGCGATGTGGTGATTACCGGCCTCGATCTCCCGGTCAATCATGTCCACGTATTTCTTCAAGTCCTCGCTGTCCTCGTCAGGCCATGACGACCACATGAGCCGTCCATCCCTATCGAGCAGTCGAGCCTTGGCTTCATCCACATACCCGTCGATATAGCACCGCTCGTCAATCCATATTTCATCAACCGGATCTCCAGGCTGCGGTGCGCCACGACTTGAAAATGCGAATATCTCTGCAAGGTCTTCTCCGGTCGACGGGTCCTTGATAATGACCTTATTGAAGATGTTCTCGCTCTTAACATTCCATGAGATACTCTTAATGAATCTCTTGGGTATCAGAGGCGGACTATCCTTCGGCTTAAGCCCCTTGTCTTTGTCTGGGTCGTATGCTCTTAGCTCTTTAGTCAGTGGGTCGGTGACGACCTTGAATAGTCCTGACTTGAAGAGAACTCTGTGTATTGTTCTTCCTATGGCGGATTCGTCGAATGCCACGATATACATTCGCAGGCATCTACCCTTCTGCCACGGCTCTCTGAGGTCAACTGTCCGTCCGTCTGCTAGTGTTACTGGCGTGTCCGTCGCTATCGCAGCGAACACATGAGCTAGTACAACTGTTTTTCCCGCGCGGTTCCCGCCTTGGCAGCAAGTATACTTGGCCCTTGGCATGTCATATAAAGGCTCTTGCTTGTCGGTTGGCCTGAATATCCTGATGGCCATCCTGGATCGCTCGACGAGTTCTACGGCTGCTGCTGCTTCTACTGCAGTGAAGTTCAGCCCTGCCATTATTCCTCCGTGTACTCGTCAGCTTTGGGGTCGTATTCAGTATCTTCCCCTGTATTATTCTCTTCTGGAAATTTTTCTATTTCCGAATACTCGGCATCGATAATGACGCCGCCCTTTTCGAGGATCTCAGTGACAAGTGACGGGTCGGCTTTGATGCACGCCAGAAACACTTTCCTTCTTATGCCTCTGTCTGATACGGCTTGCGCGATGACTGCCGTTTGCAGTGCTGGGTCTTCCGAGAACGCCTTGAGTGCGATATTAGCGAGGATTGACTCTAGATCCGCTTCATCCAGTGATCCAACATCGAGTTGCTTATCAGCGTCAGCGGCCTTGGCGTGTCGCGAGATCAGGTCAAACCAGTCCTTTCGGAGGTTGAGGCTTGGCTCGTAGAATTCCTTCTCCTCGATGGATAGGCCATTGCCGAGAGCTTTTTGGAACTCTTCATGCATCAGCTTGGCAAAGCCTTCATGCCCGCCAACTTCGGCAAAAAAAGAGGACATGACCATTGGCATGGCCTGTCCGTCTTTGCCTTTATCTTTTAGTGCTGCTAGAAGCTTCGTTGCAGCGCGGGTGCGGACCCTGCTTTCGGATCTGGTGATTATGCCTTTGGCTTGGTCGTTGTGATCCATAATACAATCTCGGCACAGTCCACTTGTTAGTTCGGCATTCCTGAAGACAAAGCCGCACGTCATGCAGTGCGAGTGCTGTTTATCTACCTTGGGCCAAACCATGTTTCTTCCAGAAAAAAAGGCGGGCAGCAACGAGCCACCCGCCCTCTAGCGGCTTTCGTTACCGATTTAGCCGCCATCCCCAGATTGTGTGATTAGCTGTTGCCCTTCATGCCCTGCATTTTCAGCGGGCTTGACGACAGAGAGCCAATCGGTTCTGTTCCGACCTTATTTGGGAAGCCAGATGGCCGTGGAATCACGTTCTGGACCTTTCCCTTAGACAGGGCGACTTTCGCGTCTGCACGATTGGAATCGTTCAGCTTCGCGCCGCCCAGGTTCATTTTTCCATTAGCCATGAGGTACTTCCTTGTTGTTAGGCTGCGACGAGTTCGTAAGTAATTAGCGCATGAACTGCAGTTGCGCCAGTCAAGTCACCACCATCCTTAATGATGGTGATTGCAGTGTTTGCGTCACATGCAGCAAAGCTCGCGCCGTCAGCCAGGACTAGGCCGTTGGTGGCTGTTCCAATTCGCAGCACTACACTGCGACCCAGACCGGCAATCTTAGCGTCCATGAGCGATACGGGTGACGAGGATTGCGTTCCACGCACCAGTATCCCAGTGATTCCTGCGGTTGTTCCGCCGACCGCAATCAATGACAGGTCGTGCAGTCTGTATTTATATCCAGGTACTGCTGGTAGCAGTGTTGCGCCAGCATTGACATTTGCAGTGGTCGTCTCGACCCTAGCAGTCTGGACTACACCAGCAGCGGCTGCTGGTCGTGCTGTACTGAAGTCGCACGAGACGTCCGATAGCACATTGTTGGCCACTGCTTCGAGAGCCACGATGTTTCCTGCTGTTCCAGCCACCAGCTTGCCGCTGGTGCCGCACACGAGGTTTGCGCCTTTAGATACGGTCGCACCGCCAAGTCCTTCAATGCGGCTGGCCTTGGTGATGATCAGGAATAGCTCGTCGTCTGCAACGTCGGATGTTAGGAATGGATCGACGATGCCGCATGGGGCAGTGCCCGTGGTGCATTGAACGACATCGGTGTCCATGCGAGTTCCGGAGGTGTCAGGTGTTACCAGAGACCCTGGCTTCAGCGCACCACCGCTCGTATTCTTAACCCACTTGGTCTTAACTCGGCCACTATTCAAGACATAGAATATGTCGTTGGCTGAGTCATAACGCATTGCGACATCATCGCGCTCGTCACCAAGCAAGCCTGGTTCTTGAGCGGAGTCAGCCGCCGCTACTTTCTGCCCGAGGGCATATCTTCCGTGAAAACTAGACATTTTGTATATTGCTCCTTGATTGACTGGTTATGCTGCGTAGTAAGCGCCGGTGTACTTGGGCTGATGGACATAGTTGCCCAAGAAGCCTACTAGGAATTGACTCAACTGGCTTTCTGTGGACCAATCAGTGTCAGTGAAGAACAGGTCGCTGTGTACTGAGTACAGGGCTGACGTTGATGGGTTGATCGCAAAGCCTTGACCTGCTGGGCAGTCAAAGTCGCTGGTGATCAAGGATCCACCGTAAGTCAGCGTGTCAGGGAAGCCTAGATTAGAGGCGTAATCGCTAACGCGAGTTCGCTCTCGTTCTTCCAGTCTGTCCTCGACGGCGCTGTACAATTCTTGCGACAGCAACTGAACGACAGGAGCAGCGCCTTCGCCACCAGTGTGACGGATTGACTGAGTCATTCGTCGCATCGCTTTCAAGCAGTTAGCTGCCCATCCTGTCGATGCGCCGATGCTGGCCGAGACGTTCATGATCTTGGGACTGTTGTAGTCATAATCGCTGGAGCCAGAACCAAGTGGCCAGTCAGTAAGTAGCGCGGCGCATGGACGGCCTGATCCAATATTGTTGGACCATGTCCCGCCAATGGCTCCAAGAGCGATTGACAGTCCACCGTAGGTGGTTCCTGCGGTTGGCTTCATGATCCACTCAGTGGATGGTGAGCCAGGCGTGTCACCCTTCAAGAAGCTCTTGATCCCAGTCATGTACTGAGAGTTTGCTCCACTGTTGTCGATGTAGAACTGGCCGTTCAACTTGCGAGTCATCGCTCGAACCAAGCGGTCCATCTTCTTGCCAGCTTCGTCAACGATTGCTTGAGGCGAATCGCTGTTGATCATTTGGAATCGACGACGCATAGTGTCGGTTGACTCTAGTTCGGCGTGCGAAATTCGCAGTTGCTCGTAAACTTGGGTTTCGTCCCATACGTGACGGTCGCTGCCAGTGATGGCACGAACCTTTGGCTCGCGTACTTCGATGTCCCAGACCATTTCTGGAGCCTTCATGTTCAGGATAACATTACCCTGGATTTCCATGAGCTTCAGCAAAAGGCGATTTCGGATGGTGTGATCGGTGGCTTCCTTAAAGTAGGCTGGCACCGTTACTTTGAGCGCGGCTAGCGCTTCAGCAATGGCATTCACAGGTTGATACTCCTTACTGTGTTATGTTGCCTGGCCAGCCTCATGCCGACCAATGGGGTTGTCCGCTAGTTTCTCCACCCGCTGACCCGCTCGGCGTTCTCTGGATTCATTCGAACCATATTTGCCAGGCGAAGCGTTGGGAGAGTTTTCGATACATGCCCAACGTCTGCCGCTGGGGTTTGTTGATTTGGTACTGGCTGTCTGTTGTCAGCCAAGAGTCGTTTTTGCTGCGCCTGAGTTAGGACGGGTGCTGGCTCGGCGACTGCTGCTTGTGCTTGTGCTTGTTGAGTCCCTGCTGTCGCGAACTCAAGTGCGAGTTGTCGCAGTGTGATTTCTGGAGCGCCGGGAAGTTGTGTTCGCAATTGCGAAAGCTTGTTCTTGAAAGTGCTTCCCGCTTTAGTCCAGGCAACGTCGCCGGATCCGAAGAAGTCTTGTTTTGGCTCGCCGTTTGCGTCCAAGTGGAACAGGACAGACTTGTTTACTTCGTGCCACTGCTGGAGTGACTGCCTGCTCTGTCGCTCTTGCTCGGCCTGGACGTAACTCTGTCGCTCTTGCTCGACTCGGGAGTTCATCTCAGCAAACCTGGCTTCGATGATTCTCTGTGCCTTTTCCTCGGCGATTTTCTCGATAATCTCTTTGCTGTCTTCGACTACTGCCATCGGGTTCCGTAGGAGCATGTCAGCCTGCTCTCGGGATGCCCTTTCGTACTCGTTGATTGTACGGGCTGCATCGATACTCACCGCGCCGAATGAAGTAATTGGCTTGGCGTAACCACTGTCATCGCGTTCGACGTAGTTTTCCAGTAGTGGATCATACTTCTGCAGCTCACGGAACCGTCTCGCGATTTGTTGCGATTGAGTCTCTGGTCCCGTTGGTTGAGAATGTCCTGTTGTGTCCTGAGGGGCAGCCGCAGACTGAGCGGGTTGACTCTGAGAAGCTCTAAGCTGTTCTAACTCGTCCCTGAGTCGCGCTGCTTCCGACATAGCTTGCGAACCCGCCAAAGCGCGAGAGATGACGCTTTCGTAGAGTTCTGCAGGATCAGTCCCTTCATCGACAGTGATACCCTTCTGTCTGAGAAGGTCTTCAAACCTGATGGCCGCCTCTGAAGGCTGGCCCTGCCCCTGGTCTAAAACTGAAGCGGCATCCGTGCCTTCTACTGTCTCTATTCCCGGCGACAGTGCTTCAGTTGTAACCTGCGATACTTCCTCGCTAACCGTTGTAGCTGCAGTATCGCTTGTTTGAGTTGTGTCTGCTTGTGTTTTGCTGCTGGACATAAAGTCCGCAAAACGAAGTTCTTGGGATGTCATTTGTACTCTACTGGGGGATAGTGTCGCTTTGCCATCGCTCGGGTGGCTTTAATGCGATTTATTCCCCAAGTGGAGTCAGTGACTAGAAAGCTCCCGAATTGAGTATCAAAAAAATAAAAAAATCGAAAAAGGAATAATGTGTAGGCAATGGTTCTTTTTAAGAAAGGTGTTTATGGACAGTATTCCTCCAACGGAAGAGTGGCTATCAGCTAAGGAAGTGGCGGCAATCTTTGGCGTCAGCGTGTCTCGGGTTTATTTTGCGCATAGTACTGGACGCAGGAATTCGTCTGGATCGCTAGTGCGGCTGACTATGTTTCGGACTCTGTCCGGACTGGCTACGACCAGGAAGCTCGTGGATGAGTTCCTGCTGAAGCTGAATGGTTAGAAGCCCATGCACTGGAAATTGTATCTTATGTGATACAATATGCATTGGCTGTGGCAGGACTCTCGATGAGATATTTCGATGGCGCGCTATGCGCGACTGCGAGAAGCTCGAGGTTTTGAGGCGGACGGGAGCACTGGACTGTGAGTCCACTTCCAGCGATGAATCAGCCGAAGGTGATCCGCGCTAAATGGCTTCTTGAGGCTGAGTCTTGCCTTGTGTTTGCACTTGCCCCACAAGCTGCTGCCAATCATCTCGTGCATGATGTCTATCTGTCTCAGCCTGCGCTGCACATAGGATCGCTTGAGCATTGTCAGATTGGCCTTGACGCCTAGTTCCCTGGCCTTGATGGCTATGATCATGTCCTCGATTTGAGTGGTAGACAATCCGAGTTCGTACTTCATGACCCATATCTGACCGGCTTGAAGCAGTTGCTTCTTATCGACAGCCAGTCTCTTTTGGTGTTCGCTAATCTGTTCTATTTTGAATCCAGCGCGAGGGAGTCCATTTGGCCTTCCGTTTGCTTGGCACCATGCAGCAGTTTCCTTGTTTCGATTAGACTTCATCTGGCTTTCTAATTGTGCAATTGAAGCCATCAGCGATATCCATTCCTTACCCTGCCCTGTGTCTGTCCTGATTCGCTCGCAGACGAAGTGAACGTAAGCGCCTTTTCGCTGTATCTCGGCTATTGTCTTCATGGCGTCCAGGGTATTTCGCCACCCTCGATCCATTCGGTAGATAACGACGTCATCCCCTGGCTGCAGGTCGTTCATAAGCCGCTTACCGGCCTCTCGCTCCATAAATGGCACTGAGAAGGCGCTAATGGCAGGATCGGAGTAAACTGGCCCTACAGGGCACTGTAGCTTCTCTGCGAGGTCCTCTGCGTATTTGGCATTGGCAGTGCCTTGCCACTTCAGGCCGAGCCCTGAGACGTACTGTGGCTCTGTGGATACACGTTCGTACATGCGGATCGTGCCTGTTGGTCGCTCCGTTTTGATCTTTTGAGGCAGGACGAATTCGCTATTCATCCATTTGACTTTTGGCTTCGTGTTTGACGATTGCGAGTTTTGAAGCCTCTTGATTAGTAGTGCTTCTCTAATTCGCTCGCTTGTCACATCAGAAGCGTATTGAGCCATAGCGGCTAGGATATTCGCCTGTAGCTTCCCGGAGGCTGTGGTCGTGTTGATCTGGTTGTTGATGAAATGCACGAAGATACCCTTCTCCTCGAAGAAGTGCATCAAGTTGCAGAAGTCTCTCAGGTTTCTGCATAGTCGGTCGATCTGCAAGCATATAACGTGGTCGCCCGGCTTTACCTGCTCGATGATGCGACCACCACCTGGGCGGCCCGCAAAGGATTTGCTCCATGCGCTGACGCCAGCATCAGTAACCACAACTTGCTCAGCCTCTGGTATAACCGAAGTGGCATAATTGGTTGTCCTGACCATTTGGTCTGGTATACTGATGTCAGAGGCTTTGGAGTCCTTATGGCTAACGCGATTGTAAAGGAATGCTTTCATGGGTAAACGTCGAAAAGGAGGGATGTTTTCACCGAGTCCCTATGTGACTGGTGCGAAGCAAATGTCAACTGGAGAGGAATTGCAAGCGATTGCCGTATACCAGAAGACGAGAGATGGTAGTTTAGCGGAATCGGTACTTAAGTCAAGGGCCTCTTGGGTGCAGAGTATCATTGCTAATATACCCATGCCCAGCTTTGCTGACATGGATACGGTGTTTTCTGATGTCATGCTGGCCGTCTATGAGTCGCTCTCGAACTACGATGAATCCAAGGCGGCCCTGTCCACATACCTCTGGAGGGTTATCTATAATTCTGCACTGACCAGCGCCAAAGAGCAGGATACAAATGCTGAGCAGTTTACCCCTGAACTGATCGTCGATGAGGCCGTTGATTACTCTGAGTGCATCGAAAACGCCCGAAAGGTCATCTTGAATACACCCCCCGAGATGCTCAATGAGCGATCCAGAAAGGTTGCGCACATGATGCTCAAGGGTTACTCCGTTCAGGAGATAGCAAGCACCTTAGACGTGACCAAGTCCGTTGCCGGTGAGATAATCACCAGCATACGTCGATACATCGCTTGGTGCATGGTCAAGCAGAATCTATCTGCAGAGCCGGTCATTAGCGACAGCGATCTTATGGATCTGGCTGAGGAGCATGAGCGGGCCAATGTGACCAAATGGCGGTAGTGGTTAGTCCGGCCCTAATCTCTCTAGGATCAATGGGATCAATGGGTGCCTGACGCTACTGGCTATACTGGAGAAGTGAAAGTGCTGGATTCCATCTATCCCAGAGAGTAATGTGGCAGCCCGGAACAGGCCGCTGTCTCTGATGTCTGCTTGCTCAATGTCGCCGCACATGATCAGCTTGGATCCTATGCCTATTCGCGTCAGCAGTAGCCTCATTTGTCGTATATTGGCGTTCTGCGCCTCATCGACGACTAAGACGGTGTTCTTTAGCGTCCTGCCGCGCAAGTACGCCATAGCGACAATCTCTGATGCGATCTTTTGATCTGGTGCGTACTCCTTGATCGTGTCTGTCAGTGGATGCAAGAATGGCGACATCTTTTCGATGATGCCTCCAGGTATTGCCCCGATTTCTTCCCCGCAGGCTTCAACTGCCGGTCTTGTCAGTATCAGCTTCTTTCCCTCATGGGATAGGATGTAGTCAATTGCACAGGCTATTGCCGTGTATGTCTTTGAGCATCCTGCCGGTCCTGTCAGAAATGTTATGTCGTTTTTCTGACACGCTGCGTATGCATCTGCTTGTTCTTGAGTAACTGGTCGAAAGTGCGGTCTGTTCACGGTGTGACCTTCCGTAGTCGAGTAGAGTTTCTTTCTCTTAGACATTGTCGTCTTGTTCCTCTTGGATGTGCGCTGTTTGGAAGCTTTCTTTACACAGTGGGCACACCACGATGCTTGGGTGTGTTTCGACTATAGCGCCACCCCCGTCTTCTGATCTTGCGTTGTACTCGTTATTGAGCTGCTCCTCGGAGATGACTTTAATCACGGGATGAACGTAGTTCATTGTCCCGCAGCTATCGCATATCCATGCGAAGACTTCGAATAATTCTGCCACTCTCATGCGCTTGCAATCCTTTGCTTTTCTTGATAGACCCGCCGAACCTTGGTGATAATCTCGTGGGAACTCCACGGTGGGGATACATTGCGACCATGCCATAGGATTACTTCATGGATCGCTTCTGTTTCGCTTAATCCAGCCTCGATGCAGACCATCGTGGCGTGGTATGTTTTTACGTCTCTCTCGCCCTCGGATGCTCTGATTGTGCCTAGCACTGCCTGAGCGCTGCGAACGTGGTTGCCAATAACCGCATGAGACACGCCCGCTGACTCCGGTCTCCAGCCCATGTTGAACACTGGTAGGTTTCCTGGCATGATCCACTTTGCGTCAAGGTTGCCAGTGCAAATGCAGACTTGATACTGAAATCCCTTGACGATACTTGGCGGCATTAGGCAGTAGCTCTTGTCTCCCTTGACATCGTAGGTAAACCCTTCAGGGGCCTCGATCTTGGAGTTTGACTTAACGTAGATGCCTGGGTGCCGGTAATAGAAGTGCATTCCCTTGCGCGATCTTACTCTCAGTGGAGTTCTTGGCCTATGCTGCAGCCAGGACTTGTAAGATTCCTTTGTGTCGCAGTCGATGACCACGTATCCATTTTCTGCGCCGGTCAGCATTGCAATGTTGACGCCTCTGAATCTCCACTTCCTTAGCGGGTTGCCAATCAGGTTGCCCCATTCCGTAGTGGGTATTTTAGTCTCCATGCCAATAGGGATGACGCTCATTCCTCGGCTTAGCATTAGGCTGGCCACTTCGCTGACTCTGTCGCATATCACAGACACATTAAGCCTCCTTGTGTGTTCTTCGGAACGGAAGTGGTGGAGCCTTTCGGAATCTCCAGCCTGACCTGAACAGTATTGAATTGCCGCCCGGTGCATCTACAGCCGTGAAGTCGTTTTCCGCCAGGAATGTTACGGACTGCGTGTCGCTGACATCAACCACTGCCTCTAGTGACATTGATGGCCATGTCATCAGCCGTATATGTTCGATTAAGCTGGTTCCTATACCGAGCCTTCGCTTCCTATGATCCACTGCTACGTCGAGTATCTGATGTACGCACATATCCGATACAGAGCAAAGGTATCCTACTATATTTCCGCCAAGCTCTGCAACTAAGCAGATCGCTCCTGGGTCGCTTATATGGCACGCCACTAAGTCATGACTGCCACCTATAGCATCGATGAATTGCAAGTCAATTCGCATTGCTCTGCGTACTGAAAGCTCGTTCAATTGGCAACCTCCTATCCAGTGTATGCAAGCTCCTTGCTGTCCAATAATCAAACTGCTTCATGGTTGCCCGAATCTTTTCTGGTATGAAGTCCGAATGCATCGTGTCTATGAATGTCCCGCATGAAGACAGCAGGTCACTGGCAGTCTTGACTCCGATACCGCAAACTCCCTGCACTCCGTTCTTGCCTACCATGCAGAGCCAGTCAATCACTTGCGTCGGCTTGATCTTATGTGTCGCCAGTAGCCAGTTGGCCCCGTAGAACTCATCTTTAGCCCTTGAGTAGATCGATGTCTTAGGACCTAAGGACTGCCAGCAATCCTTATCCTCTGTGACCATCATGCATTCAGTGTCAAGTATCTGGCACTGCATGGCTACGCTAGCCAGTACATCATCGGCCTCCCTGCCGGTGTGTACCTCGACCTGCATGCCAGAATCCCTAAGGTGCTGTATCACCATGGGCCTGAGGCGATTTAATTCCTCTTTGATTGGGTCGTTTGGTCTGTCTGACTTAAATTCCGAGTAGAGTTTTCTTCGGAAGTTATTTGAGTCATCGAACCCAACAATGAAATGCTCTGGTTTATTCGTTGTTTTTAGCTTCTTGAGGCACGCATGAATCTTCTCGTGGATTCGATCTGTGCCTTTTGAAGCAAAGGCAACGGCACATGCTATCGCTTCACCATCTACCACTTGCGTCAGTCCGGCGCGAAAGCCTATATTCTGCGAGGCTCTACGCGCCTCCGTGACGCAAATAGGTACAACGCCCCTGACCTTGTGAAGCTGTGGGATCAATTGTAGCTTTGTCAGTAGTTCGTTCGCTGTCCTGCTGGCGTGCAGCTCGTTGCAGATATCGTTAACAACCTCTTCTGCCGTTATTACGCTAGGCATAGGCTCGCTTCCTTTGTATCGCTAGTTCTCTTTCCTGGGCCCATCTGTGATACATGTCGTCCGGTGGGTATCCACCGTGTCTCTTGGCATATATGGCAAGTACCTGAGCGTCAGTTGGTGACTTCCCTGATCTTTTCCTCACGGAAAAGAATATCTGGCTGAGCCTCTTGAGTTCTTCAGGCTTGGGTGGTGGAGGTGGCTCGAATTGATCCATCTTGCGCTCCACGAGCCTTCCGTCCTTCTGGACGATGATTCGTGTCCTTGGATCTGCCTGGAACCCGCAGGCAGGGCATCTAAGGCCCTCAGCACGCACCGTACCGCACCTTGGGCATACAATGGGATTGGGAGCCTTACCTTCCTGCACGTCGCGTGTGCGCGATTCTGCGATCTCCTTCTCGGTCATGGAGAACATGGCCTCCCAGTCGCGATTAGCGTTGGGAGAGCCATGTCGGATCATATTGGCTCCGTGATCCTGTATAACTGCGTGGGTCTTGCCTGATTCAGGACATGCTCTAATTACTCTTCCAACGCTTTGGACATAATTAGCCAGCGAGCCGTATGGCCTGGCTAGGATTAGGTGCCTTAGGTTAGGTATATCGATGCCCTCTTGCACGACTTGGCAGTGACATAGAACGTCAAAGTCCCCTGCCTTCATGTCGTTGAGCACTTGATTCCTGACTTTCCCCTCGGCATCGTTGTCGTAGGTCTCTCCGTTGACGATGACTTTCTTACAGTCAATGTGAGCGACTCGATGTCCCTTCTTGAGGAATAAGTCAGCAACCCAGGCTGACTCGTCGATTCCAGGTGAAGCGCAGAGGGTCGGTAATGCATCAGGATTGAGTCTTCGCCAGTCTTCGTAGATGTACCCAACGATGGCTTGGCTCCAACATTCCTTAATGATGTCGCCGTCTGAGTATTCGCCCGTCTTTTCTGGCTTGATCTTGTCTACGTCCATTTCATGCACTGAGAAGCACTTTGCTGGCACGTGCGCGCCACAGGCCCTTAGTTCCGAATTGGTCGCAGCCACCACGACATCTCTATAGGCACCACTCATGCCTATTGGTGTTCCTGACATTCCCAGAACGTAGGCCCCTTTGGATAGGTATCTCTGGATCAGTTCAAGGGCCTTAGGTGACATGAGCATGTGAGCTTCGTCAATAATGACTAGATTCGCATCGAATAGCTGCCATCGCTCCTGGTTGATAACTCGCTGGATGTCAGTCTGGATCTGTGCTATCTGGATTCTCGCATTTGGATCGACCTTGTGTCGCATTGACGCTGCTCTCGCACCTGCCTCAATGCCATCTGATATGAGGCGATCCATCGACTGTTGCGTCAATAAGCGACGAGGGTTGTAGATAATTACCTTTCCGCCTTGTTTTTCAAGGAGATTCACTAATCCTGTAGTTATTAAGCCTTTTCCCGAGGCCGTAGGTGCGCCTAGAACAACTGATTTAATGCCGCTACTGAACTTGTCGCATATCTGCCGAATCGATCTTATCTGATGATCCCATGGTTCTCTTGTGAAAGAGCCGTAGATGTCGTTATTAGAGAATCTCCAATCCATGCCTCTCGTGTCTCCTGTTACTCAGCTTTGAGTGAGTTTGCTTGCGTTAAGAATTGCTTCAGTGATACCCTGCACTGCGCCGTATTGAATCCTGCTGCGTCCAGATCGCTGAGCCTCTCCTCGATCCGCTCGCACAGCGGTGTGATTGACATGAGCGCGAATCTGAGTGACTCAGATGTCGACTTTGGTCTTATTTCGCCCTGGACTATCATCAGGCCCTGCTTGACACTGGTAACCTCTGGGTCCTCTAGGACTGATGAGAGCAGTTCCTGTTTTTCTGGAGCGAGGCTGGATAGTTTCTTGATGCTCTGGTGATCTGCTACTACAACGCCTGAGGCGACCCGTCTTTTAACTTCAGGGCTCATGTACTTGGATTTATTGATTGCCTCTAGATCGTCAGCCTTGGGGTTCCTTTTTGTCTTGGGTAGAGCGTCTCGCAGTGTCATATGCGGATTCTCTTTGATCCTTTGCTCGACAGCCGATGCCTCTAGTGGCTGCAGGGTGGAGAACTCCTCCCAGTCTTTCTTGCTGTTGATGATTTCGCCGGACAGGCACTTTTCCCTGAATCCCTTGGATGCCTTGTCCATCGAGTCAGCCATCTCGATGTCTCGGTAGACAGTTCGCTCGCTGACATCGAATGCCTCAGCGACCTCCGCTGGAGATGTCATCTTGGCCATTGTTCCACGGATATATGCGACTTCTGATTCAGACAGGTTTCTCTTGCCAACCTGATTCTTTAGGACCCACAGCCGAGCCTCTTCGATATCAGCGAACTCCATCTCTTTTGTATGGGTCGCAAGGTTGTGCTTCTTGGCTATCTTGAGCCTGTGGCGACCGTCGACCAAGTATCCATTCCATACCTTAATTTCATCTAGGACGCCATGCTCAAGGCAGTTCTCCTCGAGATCCTTGTACTCATCCCTGGTTAACGCTCGAAGGGATTCGACTAATTCCATTTTATATTCTTGCATTTTGTCCTCCTTGAATTGTTTTATCTAAACTACTGGTATATGGCAAGTCTCGTGGCTAAGTGTATCGCATTAAATCTGCGCGGCGCAGGTTATGACGTTGTTATGCAGACCAGCCGTGCTCGACCATGAGTTCCTTTGTAATCTCAAACCATGGTTCGCCAAACGAAACTTCTACTTGCAATGTGACTTCTCCAGTCTCCATGCACCAAGTGACCTCCGTTACCATCATTTCGTCCAATATCGTACACTCCGACGATCTTAAGAATTGAATCACTAATCCTTCAAATGGTGCGAATGGAAGTTCAACCTTTCGCGTGACATAGTTTCCGTGTTCATCAATTCTAAACTCTAGCGTGACTGGATGCATAGCAATGTGTTCTACAAAAGTTGCCGGTAAGGTGTTTGGTTCGCTCAAAGTCGTCCGGCGGTAACTTTGTGACCACTACCGTTATAGATCAATACAGTTCCGCGAGATTAAATCCTTCCAGTATCATTGCCCCGATATTTTCCCCGGTGAATCGTGGGCCAGACCTGATGGAGGCTTGTCTCGGCAGAACCAACTCTTGCGATGCTGTCTTTGTTGCACCAACAGTTTCTGCCGCAATGATCCCGCTGGTACTGTTCGCTTGCGTTAGGACATAATGCAGCCTATCGCTTGGCCTAACCCTACAGCCTGTATCTGCCCAGCCAGTATCCCCGAAACAAAACCAGTGATTAAACATCAGGTCTTCGTATCTAATGAAGGTAAAACCAAATGCGTCTGCTGGGTTTAGAAATGACTCCATTGACGAAGGCTCAAATCCGTGCAAAAAGCATTTCCCGCGACACCCCAGCTCGAATACAAGAAAACTTACGTCCTCGTGCCCTGTATTGCCTGAGCCAACGCGGTAGTTACTCTCCGCAACTTCCTTATTAAATCCACTTGGATACTGCAAGTGCTCGCCGTCATCATTCCGCAATCGCAAGAACGCCTTCCACTCTCCGCGAATTAAGCTCTCAACCTGATTTGACATACTCATAACCTACGAATCACGCAAGTTCCCGGTCTTGCGTTTTACCAAGAGAGAATCACGCTCGGGAACTGCGCGATTCGTAGAGTTCACTGGATCACTGCTCAACAGTGAATCCAAGTGTTTCAAAATGCTGCGATGTTGCAAAGTCTGTCGCAAACGGGAAGTCCAGTTCACTAACCATGTCGCCATCGGCATCAACAACTGCGATTCCAGACCAATAGTCAACGTCCAGATACGCAACCATTTCCTCACCTGGATTCAAGATCGGAGGGCTCCAGTTCGGTAGTACTACCTGCTTGAATCTCCCTGTATCTTTACAGATCTCGCACTGGTCGCAATCGCCGTGACACTTCGGGCATTCTTCCTCTGGAAATCCGACTCGCTTAATCGTGTCCAATCGTGACATGGCATTAACCCTTCTGTCTAACCTAACCACTGTGCTTTATAAGCAGCTTGCTTGGCAGTTTCCATTAGTCTTGCCGCTCCGTCTCGGTCATTTTATTGAGTGTCTGGTATATGGCAAGCCACTAATCAGAAAAAATCTAAATAGGGACTTGGTTTCTGGCTGTACATGACATGCAGCTGCTCTATGGTTCTTGTTATTGCAACATAAAACACTCGCAGCTCTTCGTCGCTTCCTCTTCCCTGAGGCCATTCGCCTTCGTTTAGGTGCGGCAGGATTACAATCGGCCACTCTCCACCCTTTGCCCAATGCACAGTCCCGACAGTGATCCCGTCGCCCTCTGCGATCCATTCAGGCTTAGCCTCTTCGGATCTGTAGTCAGAGAGGGTTCTTCCAGCGTAGTACCTAAGTATCTCCTCTCTTTCTATTCTGCAAAACGCATTTTCTGGTATCTTGGATAGGATTATGTCCACCTTCCTGCCGACATTCGTTAGCCAGTCCTTGACAGCCGCTGCAACTGCCCGCTGCGGCAGGTCAGACGCTATGTATTTAACAATCTCTGGCTTGTCGCCCATCCACTGCGAAACTTTCTCTCGCGCCGTGACGCTTCCCGGCGAGGCCAGGTACATTAAAAGGTAATGCAATTGCCCGTACTTCTTGATTGTCGGCACCACCACTGGGAAGCCCTTAGACGCTAGAGCTTCTCTGACCTTAAAGACCTGATTGTTATATCTGCACAAAACTGCTACATCCTGGTAGTCGCACCCACCTTTAACCAGCTTGGAAACTAGTGAAACAATATCGTCAGACTTGTGAACCACAACTTCTCTCTCTCGCTTCTTGGACACAACCTTTAGAGGCGTTGCGTTCGTGAGGTTCGCGATGTCTGCTATGTTCCTTGGAAATCGAAATGACTCACTCATATTCAGTGTTGGCCACTCAAGGTCGCTGAACTCCTCAGGGGTTGCCCCACGGAATCCATAAAGGCTCTGCCCGATATCCCCGACAACCATGACAGACGCATTCTTGGATATCTCGTACACAAAGTCCCATTGCAGCGGCTCATTGTCCTGCGCCTCATCAACGAACAAATGCTCGCACCAAAGGAACTTCCCGTCCCTCGCCAATGCGATGCCAGATACCAAGAGTCCATCGAAATCCGTATCGCCATTTATGGCTAATTCCGACAAGAACGCTTTGCATATAGGAGTCTCACTTCCCCTTCGCATGCGGTAACTGCGAATCTCCTTGCGGGATTTGCTGATCTGCCCAGCTTCTGACTTGTAGAAATTGTACTTACCTATCTTTTTTAGGCACTTCACAATTGTGTCATCTGTCTCTTTTTCTGTTAGCACGTTCGGAAAAGTGCCATTATTTTGAAGAGTTCGAAGAATAACGCTATGAAAAGTACCCACTGTAACAGATCGATACTCCTCACCCAGCCTTGCGACTAGTTCCTTACCAGCCCTGCGGGTGAAGGTGATGGCCATGATGGATTCCGGTTCGGCGCCATCGGTGCATAAGCGGCTGATGCGGCTAGTGAGAACCGTCGTCTTGCCGCTACCTGCCGCACTAAGCACCTTAAAGTGCCTTTCCTGGCAAGAGACAATGGCTTCTTGTTCGGCTGTTAGAGTTGACATTTTTGCGTCTTTTGGTAGAGTTTAGGTGAGTCAAGTACCCGTTAATCAAAGGAGTTCGTCATGGCAAGATTATCTTTGTCGCTGTTGATTGTAGCAATCTCTTGTGGCGTTTCATCTGCCCAATACTACAACCATGGCTCGTACTACAATAACAGCCCGTCGCACTGGCCGAATTGGCCGCCACCTACGCCATCTGATATGCCAATGAGCGCACTTGAGTTTGAGCGGATCATTGAGAGGCAGAGGCAACGCGCTCAGGAGGATACGATGCAGCAGTGGCAATATCAGCAACAAATGCAGCAGCAGATGATGTATCAGCAGCAAATGCAGAGGCAAATGCAACAGCAAATGCTTCTCAATGAGCAGGATATCGTCATGCGTCCCGTCGAGAAGAAGATACCTTGGGGGCCTCCATTTAAGGGGCAGCCTAGAACTGAAAAGGAGAGGCAGGACCGTGAGGCTTTTAAGAAGCGATTCCGTAAGGCTCTTGACGCTTTTGATGCAAGTGGATCGGATGTTCCTTTCATCTTCGAGGGCTACAGGTATTTATAGAGCTAGCCATTGCCGTGAACCTTTACGATCCTCCCGTCCCTAATGGCTACATTGATCCTCTCTGGAATGTAATCCATGGTCACGACACAAGCGTGATCTCCATCCTGGACCACGCGAACCGAATAGCCGTTTCGCGGCGGCCCGTTGATGGGTAGCGTTCTATTGACGAAACTATATTCCTAAATCTCTCAGTGTTGCCTCTATTTCTTTCCATGATCCAGCGCCAAAATTACTGACGTTTCTCATGCCACTCCAGCCTATCGATCTGATTTGTTCCGCAGTCAGTGGCCATATAAGCGTAGGCTGCGACTCGCAATACTCTTGCACGCAATTGCGTACCCGAGAGCTAACCTTATCCCACGGAAATGGCGTCCTACCTTGTGGCGAAGGAGAGTGTTTTTCTAGTTCGTTTGCAATGCGCTCTAGTGCTTCGGCTATTCGCAACAGAACAACGCGATCAACCGAAGCCGGATCAACGTCGTTCGCAGTGCCTTGAGGCTCTTGATTCTTCATGCTTTACCCTTACCGATTCCCTTTCTCGCCCGCTGGTTGCGAATGCTGTGTGGATTTGATCCTCTCATTGAACGACAGCGCCTTATAGTGCTTGCCGATGTTCCCAGCATTAAGCCACTCTAGGTACGCTTCCGCCTCTGCTTTGCTGAGACTGCTCGACCCCTGAAATGAGACATAAGTAACACGGACATACCTCCCAGATCTGGTTGCCCATGCATTGTAGTATGGCGATATGCTCCTTCCGTCTTTAGCAGCGTTGATGGTCTTATCTGACTCAAACCGCTTCAAGTGGTCTTTAATCTTGTCGGCTATTTCTTGCAACTTCATAATTCACCCCTCTCTTAAATGAAGAACTCTGGATCACTAAGCGTGATTCCGGTTCGCCTTTTGAATCTTAACTTAAATAGAGCAACATCATGCTTAAGCATGGCACCGCTGCTGTATGTTCGGTACATGTGTAAGTGCTTGCCACGCTCTTCGTGATGCCTGAATGTCTGGTTGAACTGCCCGAACGCACTGAACTTGATTCCCTGGTAAGGCTCCAGTGCAGTCGTCACACGTTGACTGTAAGCATATGACTGCTTAACCTTCTCCTGTACGACATATAGTTTTAAGTCATAAGAGAATATCTCAAAAACCGGGTCGCCTCGGCTGAATTTATAGTCACGCGACAAGCCTAAGTTGTCAGTCGCGCTTTCTTGTGAGTCCATATTCACTCTCAGGGTTGTGTGATTTCAGTCGCTCGTCTGTTTATTCGCATCGGGTTGACTCGCAATGCGATTGTTTCTCCATCGTTCTGCTGTTTTTTCGCACATCTTGCAGCGATGCTCTTTTTTGAAGGTGTCGAATACTGCCAGCTTGTAGGAGGGAACCATTCGAGCCGTACCGTTTTTCCAGGACGGGCAATGGCACCGGCCTTTTTCGTCGCATAAGTGTTTTTTCACAATCGTTTGCCTCCGTGTGTCATACTTTGGCCTTCGATCTTTCTTCGATCAATCGCCCTCGCAGTTCGCTTTGACATACTCCCCACGGATAAATCCGGGGGATTCTTGGATTCAAACAGGAACAGCACAACCGGAGTTGCGACTTACATTCCCTAGCCCTGACGCCTGATGCCCCAGGCGTTTAATATTTAAAGCAGCATTCAAATCTCGATCAACTGAACAATGACAACCACCACAATTAAAAACTCGAACATCAAGAGGCATGTTTTGAACACGACCGCATTGATGACAGGTTTTGGTTGTCGGTTCCCATTGTCCGATTTGCTCGGTACTTTTACCACGCTTGTACGCTACCCACTTCAGAATCTGCAAGAAACTATCGAACGAAAGATCGGATATCTTCCTTCCCCAAAGTTTCTGCATGGCTGCGATATTAAGCGTCTCAAAGTACATTATGTCAAACCTATCACACAACGAATGTGCCAACTTAAAGAACCAATCGGTTCTCCGGTTGGCGATTCGCTCGTGTGCTCTGCTCAATCGATACTTTGCTTTTCGGCGATTCTTGCTGCCTTTCTTTTTACTTGCCAGTTCTCGGTTGCACTTGGCAATTTCAGCCATGCTAACCTTAAAGAACTGCGGACTTTCAATGGTAGTGCCGTCGCTGCAAGTGAGGAATTGCTTGAGTCCAAAATCAAAGCCAGCCGTATGAATGGAACCTGTGACTTGATTTTGAGTCTCTTCCTTCTCACAACTAAACACTACCCAAAAACGATTCATGCTATCTCGCTTGAGCGTGCAAGTTTTGATATTGCCTTCGATCTCACGAGATTTAATGAATTTGTACTGATACTTACCAAAACGGATTCGATTTTCGCCAAGGTATGCCCAACCTGCCTGCTTGAACGTGACGCTTCCATGCCCAGCGGAACGCTTGAACTTGGGCTTGCCTCGCTTCAGCCCAGCCCGCGTCTTGATCCACTTAAAAAACGCTTGGTACGTCAAGTCGAGTTTTTCAATGACCGCCTGGACACATTGCGATCCAACGACTTGCCAAGCTTCGCGACGATTGCGAAGCTTGGCAATGTGCTTCATCAGCTGGAATTTATTGCAGTGCTTCTTGAACAATCGATAGTGGGTTTTTTGAAAAGCAACACAGTGATTGCGAATGCGAGTGGCTGTAGTCACAAGGCGATGAAGCCTGTGATTCTTGCTGCTCTCGTACATTCGGAATTTGTAGCTGATTCTCATTTAGACGTTTCTCTGGTTTTCAATATATTGCTTAATGACCGAAAGCGGAGCACCACCCACCGTTGCGACGAAATAGCTATTTGTCCAAAGCGTTGGCATTCGACTCTTGAGGTGCCTGAATTCTGATCGAAGCAACCGACTAGTGCGTCCCTTGATCTGCTTGACGAGGCGATGGATTCCGTACTGTGGATCGCACTCAACAAGAAGATGCACATGGTCGGGCATTGTCTCAATTTCAATTATGTCACTAAGACGCTCGCCGCAAACCTGACGAACAATCTCCTTGAGTCGCACATCAACCGCATCAACGATTACGTTTCGCCTGTACTTCGGGCACCAAACCACGTGGTACTTGCACGAGTAGCAGACGTTGTTGTTAGTTTTGTATTTCATGGTCTGAATTATACCGCTCGTTACTGTATAGTCAATGCCCATTTCAAAAACATTAGGAGCGTTGGCTTATATTCCCATGCCTAAAGGTAGGGGCTTTACGCCAAATTTGGTAATGGCTCGCTTGCATCGCCAATTTCCCAACCAAACTTGCCAACCAATCAACATCGCTTGCCGATGGCCCAACCAGGCTACCAAGGCGATCTGCTGCCAATTTGACTGTTTCTACCCAAGTCTCTCGTTGCGACTCTAGCTGACCTTGAATTTCTTTTTCTCGTTCGCTCATTTCATTATTTCCCCTTATGATTGTTGTGTTCTTGGAATTCATCGGAATCTCTGTACCCAAGCTTCCATAGTATGCGACTTAAGTCTGCAGCCAAATGCTCCACGTAGTCCTCCGAATGCACAAACCCAATAGCGCATTGGTCGCACGCATGTATCACTTCATGAATCACCGCCTCTAGTTTTGTTTTGCCGCACAGGTTTGAATCAATCCAGATCGATCTATTCTTCGCCACGACTGGATCGCAAAGCCCGTCCACTTTTTCCCCATTCGACTTATGCCGACCAAGGGCCTTGAATTCAATGTTCCAGTACTTGCGTAATATCTTGACTCTCATTGAAAAACCCATCTGAATAATGAGACTAAACCTACACCAGCACTCCACATGAAAGGTCAATCACCGCCACATCCACATCGGGCTTACTCCAGTGCTCAAGGATCACGTTACCCTTGCGTTTAACCTTCATCGCTGCTATGGCCTTCTCGAAGGTCCTGTGATCCATCTCGGCACATTCGACCGTTAGGATAGGTGCCTTGGCATTACTCAGCTCATGGATCGCTGCAACAAGACACAACCCGTACAGTAACCTCTTGCTGCGCGCCAATGACTCAATGGCAACGTCGTCAATGGACACATCCAAGGTCCATCCACGGCCATTCTGGTTGACGCTAACGTAGAGGTTGCTGAGGCCAGCAGCACCAAGCATCTCATTTGCCTTTGATTCAATTGGCCCTTTTAGCTTCTGAACCTCCTCAGTAAGACGCTTCTTGGCCGTCTCCAATCTTGTCGCAACGCCTTCAAGTTCCATGAACGCCTTGTTCCTGGCCTCAACCTGCTTCTTCATTGCTGCTTCATATGCATCCCACGCGCTTGCGGCTTGTACTTGCTGCTTAAGCGTCGAGATTGACGCATGTGCAGCAAAGAGAGCCTGGTCGTCTAAGATGCAATCGAAGCTGGGCTTCAGGCCAGCAGTGGCCATCGTGACCGCCTCGATCTTGTCAAGCGCTGTGTTGATTTGCTTGATTTCGTTGGCGTACTTATTGGACAACTCGCTCAGCTTTCCAGAGGCTGCGTACACCCTAAGGCCATCTGCCTCTGGGATCGTGCTCTTGAACGTCGCGGATTCAGGCAGCTCCAATTCCCCCTCGGGGATCTGACTGCAGATCAAGTCACTCCACTCCTGGGTAGCCGCCTTCGGATTAGCCCACTGAACAGCTTGCACCAAAAGATGCACTGTATCCTGAACAGCCACCCTAAGAGGCACACCGCGCCCTCTAGCAGAGGAGACAATCTTTGGCTCTTTGCTAGACGCCTCCTGGTATATGGCAAGCTGGGTATTTGCTTTTTCAAGCTCAGCGTTTACGTGCGACAGCTTTGTGTTTAGGCCCTGAAGGATGCCGGTTAGCCGCTGCTTATCAGCCACCCGAGCGGCAGCCTCAGTCTCGGTGCTCTCGAGTTTCGCATTGGCACTGACTTGCATGTTGTGCCTGGAAAGCTTTTGCTCGATCTCCCTGATCTGATCTTCGATCTCATGGATTGGAGGACCAGTGTACGTGTCAGGCGTCGGCGGCGTCGGTGCGTCGATGATAGTCTTTAGTCTTTTGCGGTCAGCTTCGAGCGATGCGATGTCCGATTCAATTGAATCAAGTGTCCCTGGTGGCGAGATAAGCTTCAGTCTTCCAGCGCCAGTAAGGGACCAGAATTCATCGACAGTGCTCGGCAGTCCACCCTGTGTCTCAGGGTCCTCCCACGCCTTCTTGCCTCCACGGATACTCCATGAAGCTTCGATGCCACGCCCCCAGGCCGTTGCTACCGCTGCATCGCCGCTCATCAGCTTAGACTGCGCTGATGCAATGGCTCCTATTTCGCATCGACCTGTAGCGGCAAGCTGTAGTGCGGCAGTAGCAGCAGACTTGCCTGATTCGTTGGGGCCCGTGATTACCAGCACATTATCCAACTGAATGGTGTTTGAAGTGCCCTTGACGCCGCTATAACTTAAATTAGTAAACATATTGCTCCTGTTTTATGGTAAGCTACTAGGAAATGGACTTGACTTTAATGCTTTCATTGACAAAATTGATGATGTCGCCCCAACTTCTCCCCTCATGAAACATAATTGTGATGGTGTTGAACACCTGTTCTTTGCATTCTGATGAGTACTCAAGACCACCAAAGTACCGATAAACGGACGGTTCCTGGGCACTTTCTGGATCAATATTCCATGGCAGTAGTCGTAGAATATTGATAATGGATTGCCATGCCGCATGCGCAGGGATGTGCTTCAGTAGTTCGACTGCCAGTTCGTTGGCGATTGCTACCTGAGCTTCGCACATCTGTTCTAAAGACATAGCGTGCGGACCAGTAGCAGTGTGGTCGAGGTAATCGCGAATGTGATCGCGAATATCGTGTTCGTCGTTGGCTTCAAGTGAATCGAGTAGCATCTGTCTCTCCCTACTTGTCAGCATAGAATAGTATTATATTTTTGTGACACCTTTGGTCAAACACGGAGAAAAGTTATGGAAGTTGATCCTAAGCAAATCGCACTGATATCCAGCGCCAAGGCGTGGATTGCCAGTAGGATACGCGATGTCAGATTGGCTCGTGGTATGACACAGAAAGAACTCAGTAATCGCATGGCGATAACCTATACCAGAGTTTCTGACCTGGAAAACAACATCTCGGACTACAAAATCAGCTCACTCCTTAGGGCCGCATGGGGGCTTGGAGTCTCGCTTGAGGACTTGATGAGCGGCTGCCCTGGATGGAAGTCCAAGGCAGCCATCGAAAAAACAATGATTATTGTTGAACACCAGAGAGCCCATCACGTTCTAGTCTCTTCTGGTGTTTCGGCTCGAGAGGCTGACCGCATTTGCGCCAGACTCCTCGATGAATCCCGGTCATAACAAATTCCCACCCCGTCTTATGCTTGGTAGCGTCGGAGTATCCTTTCAGTATTGTAGCCAGAGGTTTACTGACAATCATCTAATAGTTCCTCCTTTTCTTCCTTGATTCCAAACTTTTTCATGAGCGACTCCCGGTACTCCAAAGCGCCCTCCACCCCCAAGGCTCGCATCCTCTGGCTGAACAGATGCCTTACAGGCTCCAGCTTCTCGTAGGTACTGAGGACCCCCTTGACCTTCTCATGGGCTGCCTGTAATGCCTCATGGTACTCTGCGTGCCTGGAATCAATTGCGTCTGGAACAAACACGCAATTACGAATCACGAGAAATTCCCCGTCCTTTTCTGCGACGAGGATGTGGTATGTCTTACTGATAGGTAGCTTGTCGATTACGTTCATGTATGCCTCTTTCGTTGTTGATGTAGTGTCGGATACTAAGTGTCTCTTATAGGCGACTCCTTGTGTGTTATAGGCTTGTTAAATCTATGTATCGCCAACCAGCTCGCGCGCCGATTCGTTCACTTCCATTCATTTCACTCTCCTTCGACTACCACTCTGGTAGTGTACTGATCTCCATTGATCACGTAAGTGCCACACGCTTCACCAGTCGCTAGCGCCTCGGTGATCATGCCTTGCACTGGATGGTCAGGCGAGAATATTTCCCGTACCTTGCTGACCTCGCCGTGCGCTACTGTATGCACAGCATTTCCGTCGATGTCGTTCACTAATACTATTGCCATTACACCTCCTCTGATTGGTCGTCGACCACTTGAAACAAAACGCGATCATGGCTTTCAAAAATAGAAGCAAATCCATCACGCAGGCGAATGTTACCTGGATCGATTTCCAGTAGCCTTTCCATTGCTGTCTTTAGTAATTTTTTCGATTCTACTAAGCACACCCTTGCCGCCTCTCGCGACCTCACTCGCTCAATTCTCTTCATTTTGCTCCTCCGTTGGTCTGGTGTTTAACTGACTGGCCATGACTCTCGCGCTCAGCACGTTCCAAGAACCCCAAAAAGTTCATTCTTATACGCCCAAGATTCGACATCCGCAATCTGCTCCTCAGTCATACACTCTTCAATAGCATCCATCGCCGATTCAATTTTATTAAGTCTCTTATAATATGCTTTGAGTTCTCTGTGATAAGGATGATCCATTGGATTCTTACCATAAAATGGGCTTCGCCAAAGTGCGTGCACCCTGCGGGCAAGCCTCTTGAAGGTTGCTATTTGCGTTGTAGTTGCCATTCCTATCTCCGTTAAATAAGTAAGTATCTCACGCTTTACGTTTCACACATCCTTTAAGCTGTGAACATAAGAGAATGTCCTCGTTGGAGTACCCACCTGCCGGTGGCTGTCCTTCATAAAACGAGTATATGATTTGTTGCTGTCCCACTCCATATTTACCAGGATTTGGGTTTTGGTTTCACCAACAATTACACCGACAAGGCCGTCGCTTGTCTTGATGTATAGCGTACCTAAATGGTTGATTAGCTTGCTCATTCTGCCTCTCCCTTGCAAGAATAGCGGCCAGACGAAGTGACAGGCCGCTTGATACTCAACACTTCTTTATCTATAAACTCAGTGCATGAGCACATGCCACTTCGCACCTCACCTAGCAGGGACAGTTCCAGGCGACTAGCTTCCCTATACTTAGAAAACGCATCCCTCTCTGCGAGTCTACACGCTTCAGTTTCAGATTGAATCATTGTGTCGAACTCAACCATCGTTTTCACTAGGCCAATCCTCTTGGCCTCTCGTCTTGCAAATGTTTGAGTGCGACGGGGATCCTGTGATCGCAAGTATCTCAAAAAGTCCAGAGCCTTAGTTGTGGGGTTTTCGTAGTTAAAGTCGTTCATGTAGCGGATCGCTTTAACCTCACCGTTGTCAATCGCGACCCAGGCTTTACCGCAGCCCCTGTAGTCTCGATCCAGGACGGTATCATCTATCTTGTAAACAATCATTTTGTGCCTCCTTCGATTTGGTGTTTAACTGTTCGTTACTACTCGATCACGTAGCATGTGACGCTTGTGCCATCTATCTCGACCGAGATTACACCGCTGCCGCCATCATGCTTAGCCGCCTCAATTGATTCAGCCAGCTCTTCGGCGGTTGCCTCTCGAACAAAATCGCCGGTCTGATAACTCATTAAGCTTGCCATTTATCTCTCCATATCTAAGGGTTGTGCGTAGCCGCATTGAAGCTAGTTGTCGGTTACTGAATACTAACCTCTGGCAAATCCATGACCCCATCGCTTTCGCGAAGCTCATTCGCGGCGTCACACCAGTCGCTTGCAAGTTGCCTGAGATACTTCTCGCATGTATCAGTCAGTGGAAACGATCCGCAGAAGTCCTCGGCTACAACTCTGAACTTATCATGGCCTGGCATGTCCATTGCGCTCAGGTCGTACTCGTTGAAGATAGCCAGGCAGCCTTGTTGCCCTTCGCAATGCAGCCACAAGCCGCCCTTCCCTGACTTTGTAGTGCCGGGATGTATCTTGACTGAGCCATCAGCTAAGCCCTTAGCAAGCCAGCCGCACGTTCCACGAAGGTATCCGGTATTGGGTATACTGAATTCCATAACTAAATCTCCTGCGGGGCGATAGCTGCCCGCTAGCTTCCGGTAATTCCCGGCGTTTCCCGAATTCGGTCGGGGCCGTTCCTCAAAGTGAGGTAATTCATCTACATTCTAACATCGGTTATTACCGATATCGGAATCCTCTTTCTCTCGTGCAGTACCTTCGCCCACTTATGGCCGTAGCCAAGCAGGCGATAGTTACCTCCACCGCATGTCGTCACCCATACGGACTTGATTGCCAAGTCCCTATTGCTGACCATCTTCTTCAGTTCTCTCAGTGTCATCTCGATTCTCCATTTCAATGAACAGATCTATTTGTGCGTCAATTGCATCAGCCGCCTCTTTGGCTGTTGCGCGATCCTCATTTGTATTGAGGTCAGCTTCCCGTGCTAGCCAGTACAGGAATCTCTGTATCATCCCAAATAGTTCTAGCGTCTTGCCTTTCATCACCACCATCCAGTCACGGCAAAGCCGCTGTCAAGTGCCTTCTGTCGAAACTCCTTCGATGGTGCCTTGAGTCTTAACCCAATCACAACACCACGAGGATCTTCCCATCTGCGGTCAGTCTCATCTCCGTTGACTACCTGGAAACCATTCCATTCCTCTGGGAGAGTCCGATTGAACTTGTGAAGGTTCCTCGCCCCTGAAGTGTAACCATCGTCAAACACAACGGCAACATTCTTTCCTTCCTGGAGCAGCTCGATGCATGTTCCGTCACCGAATTTACCACCTCTAGAGAATGTAGTCCAGTAGTTCTTTCGGACTTGACCAACTCGCTGAGGGTGTTTGGTGTAGTCATAGAACTGAACATCTGGGTGTGCTTGCGGCACGCCGTATTTCTCCCACTTAATATCAGAAAACATGTTCGGCCTGTAGCAAAGCTTCTTGCCCTGCTTCTTAGCCTTCTCACTGAACTTCTCGATCTCCCTTGCTTGTTGGTCAAGGAACCATTCGCGAGCCTGGAACCACGCAACAGTCCTGGCTATTCTAGCGCCGTGAATCACGTCGCCTAAAAAGTGCTTTGCACCTCTTCCTGTCTGGTCGAGACATGTGTCTGGGCAGTGCAGCGCATTCGTGCATACGTTGCCAGTTCCAGAACTCTCCTCTGGAGCCAGCGACGTGCCACAGGACATATACTCTTCGTTGTTATTCTTGGCTGTCTTCATGTTGTTATCGCCGTTAGAGACTACGCTCTTAACTGGTCGCAGCACACCATTGACCTCCACCACTGGGCTGCCATTAACCCAATCAACAACACGATTCACCTTAGTATTAATCACTCAATAGCTCCTTATATTTTAGATACAACAAAAAGAGAGGCCGGATAAAACTGCCGTTGCCGTACCTCTCAGGGGAGAATGCTACGCAGATGAGTGCCACGTAGCAGGCTAGTTCTTAACTGGACGGCAATCTGCCTGTTAAGCGCCAGCCCTCTTTGCCTTATACCCTTAGTCGTTGACTGGGTTAATTTCCATTTCGTAGTGCGACCTGGCTGTCTCGAGCATCGACTCGAAATCAACGCCTCTATCGCTGCAGAAATGCATCATGTCGACTAAGAGGTCCAGGCAGTCAGATTGCATTGGACCTTCCGAGTTAGTGATGTCTGCATAAAACACGATGCATCGTTCAGCTAGCATTGATCTTTCTTGATTATCCACGAGCGCTGACCTCCAGTGATTGCTTACCGAGACTTGTAATGTCGAAACCATTTTCTACTTCACCATCGACTGGCTCAACCAGCCCCTTTCGTTGTAGTGACTTGAGGATCAGGAATGTCTGGTGCCTGCTACCCCAGAACCATGGGCCTTGCCGCCATGCACCATTACGCTTCAACTGCAGCAGCACTGCACGTTGATTCTTCGTTGCTCTTGGAACCTTTACTTGCATCCTCTGGACCTTTCTGAAAAATGAGGGGTGCCTTGCAGCACTTGCTGACATAAAGAATTAGTTTCCTGATCTTGCTGATGGACATTACCTTCTTGCCGCAGCAGGAGCATTCGTACTGATACGCTATGCTCGGATGCACGCGAGCCTCGACGCTTCGATCTGGCCTGGCTCCGATCTCTCGGCACTTGGCTCGCCACCTTAACCCATGATCATCACCCGGTGTTAGGGCGTGTGCGACTTCATGCAGCACAGTATCCATCAAGTCGCCTTCGGGTTGGTATTTCGACACATGGATACACTTGCTGCTGCAGTCGCAAAGGCCAAGTGTCCTCTTGCTTCTGGTCACCTTGACGCTCCAGTCGCTAAGTCCATGAGCGTCCAGGACGCTTTGGACCTCTGCGACATTAACGTCGACACGCTTAAGTACTCGCATTGGCATTCTCCTTGTAAGCCCTAAGTAACTTGACAGCCTTCTCGGACATATTCAGTGCGTCATGGTGTGCCGTTAGCCCCCTGACAGTCATCTCTTCCATTAGCCTCCATGTGAAGTACCCCATTGCCTCTTCTCGCTGGTCGCTGTAGAAGTAGTGACCGTTGATCCACTCTGCGCTTCCTAGTGTATACAGTGACACAACGTACCCTGCGCACCTGCCACTGCCGCTTCTCTGCTCGACAAGTATTAGGTGTACAAATTCGTCAGGCGCACCAAGCGCACTGTACGGCGCAAAGGCCACTAGGTTGCCGGATGCCTTGTAGTTAATCATTGTCGCTCTCCTGGATATGAACGTGTTGTGATTGCGCGGATATGTACTGTCCGTTGCAGCATATCACTGGGCCTCCATGATCCCACCCAACAAGCCGATGCATCGCCCTATTGTTGCCAGGCTCGCTGCCGTACTGAACCAGTACGTCAGTCCTTGGATTCACATCGCTTGGGCGAACTGCTCTCCACTTTTGTGGTCGATACCTCCGATAACTCCTCTCTTCCCCCCACTCAATAGGCTCAGTGAGTTCGCTGTCAGTTAGCGCGATTATGTTATTGCCGATGGCAATACGAGTAATGCTATCGCTCCATCGCCACATCTCATCGACCTTCATCACTGCAGACAGTCCCTCAAACGCTTCCTTTGGTGTCATTACTTAATCTCCCTTGTTAAGTTCTCACAAGCCCTGAGTGCCTCTCGTAAATTCCACCAGTCTTGATACCACCTGTATCCGTCTTCATCTACAGGATAGTCATCATCGTGATTGTCCTCATCCACATAGACAGCACCGACGTCCATGTGATTAGCCATAACCTCTCTCGCCTCTTCCATGAGTATCTGAAACTCAACTGGAATGTTCATCTCCTGTCCCTTTCGTAAGATTCAAATGTATCGTACCCATAACACGCAATCATCTGATCCATCATGACACTCATGTGCCCGGAACTTGCTGTGCCGCCGAACCCCTCGTCCTTTCTGTCGTTGTAGTTCTCAGCGAGCTTAGCCATCAGTTCCAGCGTGTCACTGAGTAAGTACTCCGTGTCCTCCTCAAGGCACTCCAGCACCTTTATGATGCACTCGGTTATGAAGATCCCTTCGTAGCACTCTGGATCATTGCCGTTCTCTTGTAGGAATAGTTTCATATTACCAACATCTCCTTGAATGTTTTAAGGATCTCTTTACCTAGACTAGTAGGCGTGTACTGCTTGCCGTCGAAACTCGCCAGACCTTTGCGAGCCAGCGAGTCCATGGCCCTCTTGGTTCCAGATGGAGTATCCCACACCCACCCGCAGCAGTCGTGCCACTTTCCACTATCGACCAATGACCTAAGGACAGCCACTTGAATCGCTCCGACACTGACCCCATGCTTCCTCTTGATATGGTCCAGGTTTTTAGCTTGCTGCACGTCCACCAGAAGCCTATTAACGTACCCGATCCAGTATCCCGCTGCGCTGTCACTAACACTGCGACTCTCGATAGTGCTCTGTATGAACTTCAGTAGCGAAGTGAGCTCCGCGATGTCTATTGAATACTTCATGCTTTACTCACCTCCTTAACCGTCTCGACCCACTTATCGCTTCCCATTATTTCACCATCAAAGATAATATATTTCTTTAGTATCTCCTCTCCGATCCTTGCTGCATCCTGGCGAGACTCAGCCTCGACGATCCTTGTCTCAATGTAAATCTCCTTGCGAACAAACTTGATCTCATACTTCTTCATCTGACTCTCCTTCTCTTCTTGCTTGACTTAACCTTGCACGGAAACTTCTCGTACACCCAATCCTCTAGTATCTCAAAGTCCTTCGTGGATATCCTTCGCGCCTCGTGCTCCTCATGCAGATTCCTGATTACGTACAGCAGCCGATCTCTCTTGTCCTGTATCATCTTCAGGTTGCCATCGCACTTAATGGCCTGCTTGAATCTTTGTATCGTGCCCATCACTTGCTCCTTCTTGTTACTTGATATTCCCTGTCGAAGACGACCACCTCGTCCTCGTATACAGTGATCCTATTGTCTTCCTCGTCGATCACGACCATGCAAGGAATCCCACGCATAATCGTCTCGACATTCAAGTACTCAACACCTTCTAAGTGAACTTGATTTGATTCCATTACGGTACTCCAAGTTCTTCTGACAGATCGTGGTCGTAGTTTGTACTGCCGTCATCGTTAACTCCGTAGATAGATACCTCTGTTGGCCTTTTCGTGTCAGGCTCAATCTCAACACCCATGTCTTTCTCGAACCTAGAACCGTCCATGAGTTCGCAGTGGAATACACCCCATTTAATCCACCACTCCTTAATATCTTCAGTAGTCTTTCCCTCTGGCAATTCTACTGACGCACATGTGCTGCAGTAGTAAGTCGCATGTACTATAAACTCATTAATCGCCTTCATTTGCATTCTCCTTTGTGTGAAACTACCGTCGTGATACACTGACCTTAAGTGACTCCATTATCCGATTGGCAATGTCGTCTGTGTCAATTCCGACACGCTCAGCGAGGTTGTCGTAGTCGATGTGTATGCTCTCGGCCAGTTCGGCATAGTCCAGGTCGATGTTGCTTGCGATATCCTCTTTATCCAACTCAAGACACTCAACCAACTCCCTGTAGTCGACTTCAAGGTATCTAGCTAGCTCGCTATATTCAAAACATAGGTTATCAGCCAGCTCTCTGTAATCGATATGCCTCGACCAGTTTATGTCCTCAGTGGCTCTCGTAACTGCATCATCTATAGCTACCGAATCTAGACCCTTGCTGACTTCACGGCGCATGACTTCTTCAATATCGATTCTATTGATTCGAGATTGAATCTCTGATGCAATCAGTTGTTTGACGCACGCATCGATGCGATTCGTGATGAATGATTTAAATCGTGTGAACATGTTCATTTGTCTTCTCCTTTTGAAAATTGTTTACTATCCCGCAGGTACTTCAGAAGGGCGACCGCCTTCTTGTACTCAGCCTGAATCGCCAGATCCTCTAGTGCCGCATGCCCGTCAAGGGCCTTGCACAGGTCGGACATGGAGATCAGTACGTCTCGAATGCTTGTCACCATATCGATGGTAACGCCACCAATAGTGACGCCACCCTCTACAGTGAGCATCCCATCTATGACGGTGATCGTGTGCTTCACTTCTCCTCCAGCGTGTACGTGACTGCTACGTCGTCCATGGTTTCGCTAATTACCGCACCCTCGGACCTCAGCACTGCGAGTACGCTCTCAAATGCCTTCTTGGTGCAGTCAGATATAGCATCAACTGGAACAATTCGAACTGGTCGGCCACTCATGAGATCCTCTACGTGTCTAGCGATGTCACCTGCAGGCCACCCGAACGTCATGAACATCGCCATCTCTTGCCTGACGATTTCACTTGACACCTCATTACTTAGCTTCATATTGATTCTCCTGTCTCTTAAGAGACGGCTAAACATTAAAGAACTTTCGCAATCTCTCGTGACCGTATTGACCTTTCGTCTTCTCAATTATCTGCTTGACCGTGTACTCCTTTCTCTCATGCCCTGCGGACTCGACGAACATTTGGCAGCCCATCGAGCAGGCCCCGGTAACTGACCTGTACAACTGAACGCACTTCTCGAACGGCAGCTTGTCGGTTAGCTTCAGGCCCTTGAACTCACTGGTGTCCCTCGGTGATAACTTGTAGGCCAGGGACTCACGCGCTTTCTCGATGGTCTCTCCGTGAGAATAGTTCTCCCCGTCTGTTACGAGATACGAAACCTTGCCGTCGATCTGGCGTAGTTTGCGAATACCAAACTTCTCGCTTATGACTTCCGAGAAGACACCATCAACCTTGATGTACTTGCCGTTCTGCCAAGACAGGAGTCGAACATCGCTTCCTATATGGCGACTGTCGCCCTGCAGGTGTAGGTCTCCACCAACCGTAGGATTAAATCCTTCCGGCAGGCTGGTAACACTCCGCAGATATAGGTTTCCACCAACCGTAGGATTGAATCCTTCCGGCAGGCTGATAACCCTCGACAGGTATAGGTCTCCACCAACCGTAGGATTAAATCCTTCCGGCAGGCTGGTAACACTCCGCAGGTCGAGGTATCCACCAACCGTAGGATTGAATCCTTCCGGCAGGCTGGTAACACTCCGCAGGTCGAGGTCTCCACCAACCGTAGGATTGAATCCTTCCGGCAGGCTGGTAACACTCGACAGGTGTAGGTCTCCACCAACCGTAGGATTAAATCCTTCCGGCAGGCTGGTAACGCTGTGCAGGCAAAGGCTTCTACCAACCGTAGGATTGAATCCTTCCGGCAGGCTGGTAACACTCCGCAGATATAGGTTTCCACCAACCGTAGGATTGAATCCTTCCGGCAGGCTGATAACCCTCGACAGGTATAGGTCTCCACCAACCGTAGGATTAAATCCTTCCGGCAGGCTGGTAACGCTGTGCAGGTAAAGGCTTCTACAAACCGTAGGATTAAATCCTTCCGGCAGGCTGGTAACACTCCGCAGGTCGAGGTATCCACCAACCGTAGGATTGAATCCTTCCGGCAGGCTGGTAACACTCCGCAGGTCGAGGTCTCCACCAACCGTAGGATTGAATCCTTCCGGCAGGCTGGTAACACTCGACAGGTATAGGTCTCCACCAACCGTAGGATTAAATCCTTCCGGCAGGCTGGTAACACTCCGCAGGTCGAGGTCTCCACCAACCGTAGGATTGAATCCTTCCGGCAGGCTGGTAACGCTGTGCAGGTAAAGGCTTCTACCAACCGTAGGATTGAATCCTTCCGGCAGGCTGGTAACACTCCGCAGGTCGAGGTATCCACCAACCGCAGGACTGAATCCTTCCGGCAGGCTGGTAGCACTCCGCAGGTCGAGGTCTCCACCAACCGTAGGATTGAATCCTTCCGGCAGGCTGATAACCCTCGACAGGTATAGGTCTCCACCAATGGGCTGCCTCCCGTCGAACTGCTCGTCAGTAATATTGAATTTCTTGCAAAACTCTTTTCGATTCATATTGATTCTCCTGCCTCTTAAGAGACGGCTAGTGTCCTAATTTCCTCGAACTCGCACTCGCTGACCCCATTGATCCTTAACCACTGCACATGCTCGTACTTCTTGTAGAGTTCATCTCGAATCTCGTCGGCACTTGCGTGGCTACTTAGGATCACTTGGTCGGCGATACGGTAAAACAAGCCGGACGCATTAACCTTGCGCCCTGTGAATTCGCATTGATAAATCATGTGTTCTCCTTTTTATAATGCGACATGCCGTACATGGCAAGTCTGGGTCACCAGTCATACTGTGGAAGTTCTTCGTGCAGCGGACCATCCGCATCGAGGACCAACCATTTGCAATCATTGTCCTTGGCTATACGAAGAAGCCTCGCAACATTCGTGACACCAAAATTCTCAAGAGCACTAATCGTCTCCTCGAAATCCGGTGGTGTGTATATTCGCCATCCATATTCATACGGGTAGCATATTATGTACTTATTAACCCTACTGCACTTATCTTGGAGCGCTGCGCTTTCAAGTACATTGATATGTGCAGTGCTGAAGACAATCTCTTTGTTGATTTCGTAGTTCATATTCGCTTCCCTTCTTCTGTAAATTCGTATTCGTTGCAAACGATATTCTCAGCAACATTCTCGTCACCCATCAAGTAGTCGTACTCCCTCTCAAGGCTCTTGTACAACCAGTGCGCAAGGTCTCGGAAGAGATCAAGCAAGTCGTCTTCGACGGTTGGCTCAGTGATATCCTTGCCGTCCCGCCCTTCTATGTAGTCAACGCTCATCGTGTACGCATGAACGCCCCTGCCACCCTGACTCACTCGGGCTGCCAGTTGATACATGTATGGCTTCTGTATCAACTGTAGCCCTTCGCCTATCCGCAGCAACTCCTTGTCATTGCAGTACGCGAGGAGATTCTTCTTCCAGCCAGGCGAGTACTCATAATCACCGCACCAGGATGCTCCATCACCCTGCGAGCAGAAGCCGCTAAAGTAAATCACTGGCTCGTACACAGGTATCTTAGCGCCGTCTTTTCCGAGACGGTAAGTGCAGCTTGTTCTTTCGCTCAGGGTGATACCGAGTATCTTCGTGATCGCAATGAAGTCATCGAAGATGCAATCCCACCACTCGTCGTATGGGTAATCCCCCCCTCGATACCAGTCGCGAGCATTGGCTTTTGCTGAATCGCTAAGCTCCTCGTAGGTGTAGACCTTCGTCTCAATCGTTCGCATGGCTCTCCTCCGTTCTCTGTATTGGCTCGACCTTAGTGACACGCAGTCCACCGCAGATTGTCTTGGCAGTCACCCGATGTGAAGGAGTCCTGCCTTTCGAAAACGGATTGGACTTCCACTGAACATTGATGCAATCTTCATCGTGCGATATCCGCACAGTCGTCCCAAAGCATGCGCCGGGGTACTTATTGCCACCGCTGACAATGCCGTTCTCTATGGCGCGAGCAATCCTTAGTAACTGCTCGGCACTCAACTTAATACCGTTCATTACATCCTCCTAATCGAACCAAAAGTAAAGCCTAATTGCAGACACAGTGAACACATCTGCCCGATGGGCGAACCTATTGAAGTCAGCCAGAGTTTCCTTGCTATACTCCCCGACATACTCCAGTCCCTCGATAGTCACCCTGTAGTCATCTCTTAGGTGACTAATAGCGTAACCATGGGCCGTAAACCCTGGGTGGCTCTCCATGAATTTAAGCATCTCCGAGGCAGTTGGCGCACTGTTCTGGTGATCCTTTCCTTCAATGAACTCCTCATCGAACAACTTCTTCAGAGTCTCCAGGGTCATACCCCTGAAACTCTCGCAGCCGCCGACCTCATCTCGGCCAAAGATAATCTGATTCCGTCGCTTGTAATCTTTATTTAACATCAGTATTCTCCTTAAATATCTAATCCACCACGCTGAAATAAAACCACCTTCTTGGGATGCTCGATCTCGTGCGAGCTTTTCATTCTTCTGCCCCTGCACTTTCAATGAACTTCTCCCTTGTCAACACCTGAATCACTACAGACATATCCGAAGCCAGCCCCCTGGGTGATATCGGGCCAGTTGGCACCTCCTTCAGAGTGCAGTTCGGCCCGTATGGTAGGATGGTCAGTTGACCAGCCCAGCTTGACCCAAAATCATGTGCTTCCAGTAGAACCCAGCCATCAGGCCGGTACTCATTCAGTTGCACCCCAAGACGCCGTGACAACTCTGGCGGCTCAATGTCTTGCTTGCCGCAGTATGTTGCGATAAACGTCGAACGGTCCACGTATTCCATCATTCTTCTCCTGTTTCTTGTGGTACATTCGCCTTACATGGCAAGTTGTTGATACAAAAATCATACGCATCAGAAAATCTGTCGTCGCTTCGCACCATGGAATCAATCTTATTGACCCACAGAACAGTGACCGGATGTTCCCTCAGCGCATCGCCATAGACACCATGGCCCTTTAGGTCCGATAGCGCCCTGGAGAATCCATTAGCTACCGCCATAAGATTGCAGGCGTCTTGGACCGATAGGGCGTCATCGCATAGTTCAGGTATTGGTTTCATTGACATGAGTCCTTTCTAAAGTTGACTTCATTTCGAGGATACAGAACATGTATTCATCATGGGCAACTGGCCGCCAGTTCTCCACGAGATCCTTCAAGACCATTGGCCCTGTGCAGAATCTCCCTTCATGGAAGTAGATGATTTTCTTTGTTTTCTCGTGGACATACGAAGGACAGAATCCCCAGTATTTCCAGCACCCAGTAATTGTGTAGCCATACCTCGCCATGTCTGGGATCTTGCGGAACCCGTCAATAGCATCCGCCTTGTAGTACCTGCGACGGTCAGCCATCACATCCATCCTTTCTCTTTGAGGTGCTGCTTAATATCCCTATAGGTGCAGTTGCTTAGTCCTGGCCAGAAGACGCTAAACATAGTTCCGTACTCAAGCTCTGCCTTGCACGCACCTCCTCGCCACCACCCGCAGTAGCCGCAACTACTGAACTTAATTCCTGCATACCGTGCGTACTGCACCATAATGCAGCCGCACGTATCGCCTGCCAAATTCTCACCGAATCTAACCTGTCGGTCGTCCGGCTGCTGCTGAATAAACTCGATCATGTCTTCCCTGGTTACTACTTTCATCACTGCTCTCCCTTCGTCTCTTTAGAGACGGCATTAGCTTTCTCTTGAACGTACGACATGGCGTCACACCGAATCGTCGGAACCCCACGAATGATTGCCATTGCTCCTCCACCGAACTCATCAGTTCGCATTTTGCTACATGTGTATGCCCACGAGCAGAAGAATGGGTCATCGATCTCAAGCTCCTCAATTAACTGTCGAGCAATCGCGTCGACTGTAATCGGACAGAACGACTCGTCTCCGATGAACAGCACTCCATCACCCTTGATCTCAATCTCCACTCCATACTCAAGATAAGACTCGTATTCGTCCTCACTTTCTCCGTATTCTAGACATACAGATTTAGCCGCCTCGATCTTCGCTCTCTCAATGATCTCCTGAACGCGAGGCATCTTGTCTTTTGGTATCTCCATGAATGAACTGCTTTGTGAATAGTTATTGGCCATTTCATCTCTCCGTTTGTAAGGGTTAATTCCGCCACGAACCATCTCTAAAAAGACGGTTATATGGCAAGTCACCAGCGTGCCCACTCAGGCAACGCTTCGTAAGTTTCCTGCGCCAACTCTTCATATCGCATCGCCCATGGAATGTCGCCGCCAGTCCTCTTGGTTCTCGCCTCAAGGGACAGCGAAGCGTATTGGCGTAGTTGTTTAACTGCATCCATGGCTTCCTTTCCTTTGCCAGGGAACATGACCCTAGCTTCAGTCATGGGCCGATCCCACATAGACCGATAGAACCCACGCAAGTCCTCCTCGTCCATCCCGTCCAAGTTCGGGCTGCCAACCCAATTCCTGGACTTCTTCCTCGGTGTCGCCTTAAGTTCCTTAAGGTTCTCCAGTGCCCACTTTCGCATCGCAACAGCTTCGCTTCCTGCGCTATTGTGTCCGCCCCCATTATTCCAGGCGTCGTATAGTTCATCAGGAAGTTCCAAGCCGAACCGGCAGTAAACGTCATCCGGCACTGTCTCTGGTAATCCATCTGATCCATACGACCCAGATAGCGTCGTTTGGTAGTCACCCAGCTTCGCGCTGCCCATCATGAAGTGCCCGAATTGCGACATCTTCACGAAGCGAACTACACCCTTGAGCTTTCTGTACTTTTCGCTCTCGCCTTGCATGAGAATCAAGAATTCTCCGTGAGCGAACTGCTCTCCGCTGCTAGTATATCCTCGCTTTGTTGTTGTTACGAACATTAGTTGCCCCTCCAGTCGAGGTCTTGTGTTATGCAGATAGAACGGCGTCGCGTTAAGGCGAAACCAGCGGTCAGGCAGTCGTTCACATCAGCGGAAGTGTACTCGTTCCAGGTGGTAATGTATTCTTCGCACAGTTCCAGGAACTTCTTTTCTGCGGACTCATAGTCGTCGAATAAGTAAGCCTCTTCTAGTAAATTGCGGTCGATGATAACTACTAGTGTCTTATTCATGATTAACCTTTCTGCCGTCTCGAAAAAGACGGCCCGTGATGATAGTCTATACTTCCCCTACGATCTCAAGATCAGGGAAGCTTGGGATCTCTAGGGACCGAATAAATTCCTCAATTGTCGTACTTGGATCGCGTGCTTCAAGTTGATCCAATGGGATCAAGATACGACCTGATTGAGTGGCGTTGAACATTGCAATACCATTTGGCGTGTAGTATTCAACGTGCCCATCAAGCTCGTACCTGGTGTCCCGTTGAATCAAGATGGAGGCTCCAATTTCAATACAATACGCAACAGTGTCGTTGAAATCACTTTGAGTGCATTCGTAGAAGTACCCGAAACCATCATCACCTAAGTCGCCTTCAAGGCACGGCGACAGCAAGCACTCGATCTTCTCTAATTGCTCCTGCGTTACCTTGCCGCCAATGTAAACCGATCCACTAAACCTGTCAGCCATGTTACACCTCCTCCCTGTCGTATGTATCACAAACCCCAAAAGCTTCTGCCGCATCGTCTGGATTCTGCTTAAGGTACCTAACCCTCTGCTGTAATGCGTCAATTAGCACGCCAACCGGAACATCCCTCGGTTCTTCGCAGTCGTGATTGACTGTAAACGCCACGTCAAACATGGTGTTGTATCTCATCGCTCTCTCCTTAGTACTTGGATTTCTCTTGCCAAACAAACTTAACGCCTTCCGGTAGGTCGGCTGTCTGAAACTCTGCCACAATTGGAGCCATTGCATCGAACTGCTCCTTCGTTATCCTCCTATCGGTGCTAGTCCAATTGACCGTCACCTCATTAGTGTGGTTGTAGTAAATGTAGTTGATGCCGCTTCCGAACTTGTCAAGCATGAACAACTCAATATCACGGTCGATACGAAGCTTCTTGGACTTGTTATCAAAGTCGCAGAGAATCTCAAGCCGCTTCTGCGCCTTAAAGCGAGCTTTCTTTTCGGCGTCTCTTGCGGCGATAGATTCAGGTGAGTAGTACCCAGTTCTCCTTCTCTCAGCCACCAATTCCCTCATCTCTTTCGAGACGGGCTTGTAGTGCTTTCTTGTGGCTTTAGACTCGAACTTCTTGCCGGTCCACGCCTCAAGCTGGGCAATAGCGGCATCTGCCTCTTGCTTCCATCTCTCGACAATACCCGTGTCCTCGAGGAGTATTTGAATCTCCTCATCGGATCGGCACTCAATGAATGCAGGAAGCTCAGCATCGGTCAGCCTGAGCGACTCCTTGAAGATGCGCAGGCACTCCTCCTTGCTCTTTGCCCAGCTTCCACTGCCACCGTGATACTCGACCCAGGGGGCACCGAGATACCCGGCCAGCCAGTACCACGCATTGCCTCCATGCATTGGGACGCCTTCCCAATCACACAGGTGAAGGTCAACGAACGGCTTGAGTTCTGGCCTGACCGAGAGTATCTCCTCGTGGCAACAGCCGCCACCAGCATCGACCCATCGACCTCGACCGTCCTTCTCTTTGATGTTTGCTGTTACAGAGAAGTCCTCATGGCCATTCTTACAGTCATCGTCCAGGGTTATTCGAATGTCGAACAACCGGCCACCCTTCCTCGCCACGATACTGTGCCGCAGGGTGTTAGTCGTTTCAGTTGTTTCAGTCATTTCATCTCTCCTTCGTCTCTTTAGAGACGGTTAGTGCGTCGTGACATTGCATTCGTACTTGCCTATCAAGTGCGATAATGCTTGGTTGGCATTGGGCCAGCTACACCAGCCCATGCCGTTCTTGTAAACAGAGCCGGACATGAAGATGTGATACACATCTGGTCCGACTCGAACTGTATAGATCAAGGTCATGCCATTGCCCCTTTCGTCTCTTTAGAGACGGTTAGTACATTTGGTCAGCCAATTGACATCGCAGTTCCTGAGCCAGGTCCAGGCAGTTTGAGCTTCTGTACACGCCGACATTCGCCCAGTACTGATGCAAGTACGCACCGCCACTAAAAGAGTTATCGCCGGTCTGGTAATCCCAAGAGCCGTCCTTGTCAGCTCCAACGGTTAGCTGTATCCCTGGTTTGTCGTCACCCTCGAAGGCAAGATAGTCATCCTCGATGTACTTCTTGATATGGCGACACAGCTCGTAGAGTTCTTTGATTGTTGGTTTCATTTGCTTTTCCTTAGTGAGTAGACTGATTCTCCAGGTGGCCAGATGCATGGCACGAGATACAGCGTGACGCCGCACTTCGGGCACGTAATAGTCTCTGGTTCGGGCCAGCCAGGGACATTGATCATTTCTTTGCAGGCACCGCATGATTGACTAGTCATGCGACGCCTCTGTCTCTCTTGCGACGGTACGCTTACGCCTTATCCGGGTCACTAGGAACGTACATTCCCAGCTCTCCTCGTCACCGCTAATAAGCGCCGCTTCCCACATACAAGGGCGACACCATAGCCTCGTTCGTTCGTCAGCCTCCCTGATAGCGGCCTGGCACATATTCTCAAGCCAACCCTCGCTACGGTCGTACAGGTCAGACGGAAGCTTCACTTTGTATTTATCCTTAACAGTGCTCATGCTGTTCTCCATGAAGTTGTTGGCGCTTCTTCGATGGCGTAACGTGTGCCATCGTCAATCAGAACTAGAGCCTCTCCAGGGAAGAGATCAGGCTTGCCGATGCAGATTGAGCCATCGGCGATCTTGGAATTTACAAGGGACATAATGTCCCCGAGGGTCGCGTCGTCCTCGTAGTCGCTGTAGTACACACAGGCTTTCGAGAAGGACACGAAGTGATTAGTGCCGTTGGTCATCAATCATCTCCTCATTAAGGGTTATATGGCAAGTCCTATCCGGAATAATAGCGACAGAGACTTGAGGTCTGTCGCCATTCATGTTGATACCTACGACCCATCGGTGTGACTGGCACCCCGAGAGGAGGAGGGTAAGTAGCAGTAATCCTTTACGCATGATAATCCTTTCTATTTGATCCATGAAAACTCATAGGGCCATTGCGACGGACTGCATGAATCGTGAATGCGTTGGTACGACCGAATAAGATCCCTATGACTCTCTGGCAGGCCATATATGGTAACCAGTCGATCCCAGGTGTGATTCTCGAAATCCACGTTGTACTCATCGTCTCCGATGAGGCATCCCGCCGCACACTTGAGGGTCTTACCGTCTCCTTCGAGATGATAGCGACATATAGCACCGGCTACACATCGCTCGCCCTGAGCGAGAAGATGCGCCTCGATCTGTGCCTTAACCTCTTCCCGTGTTGCAAGGTGCAATGTCTTTAGCGTGATCATGATTAACCTTTCTTGTTGATGATTGCCGTCTCTAAAAAGACGGCCTCTTGCTTATACAAAAACTTGCCATACAACGCAAGAGTGTTATATGGCAAGTCGATTCCAAAAATTACAGCAGGAACTCAGTCGTAGTCCCGCATACGATCCACTTGCCAACCTTGTAGTCCAGCGTGCCGCATGGATGGCGATGCGGGACAAAGACCACAAGGTCTAGGTACTGCAAGGCCAGGAACATCGGGCTATCCTTGGGCATGTCGACTGGAATTGATTCATGCGCTGGCCGCCAAGCGCCCTTCCACACTAGGCTTCGGTATGTATCAATAATCTCTTGCCTGGACAATCTAGCCCCGGTCTTTTCAAGGACGACTCTAATCGCCTCTCTAACCCATTTAGCGCGAGACCGACCGGCAGCCGCTCGATCTACTGGCTCTATGACGCAATTTACGTGCAGGTTTCTTTTGCTGGACCCAGCCCAATACCCGCATCCATCCCTGGACGCAGTGAAAAGCTCTCCATGCAGCCAGAACTTGTCGCCTGGCGCGAGCAATCCAAACCGATAAACTGGCTTTATTTTTTTCGTTCTCATGTTTCCCTTTCACTCGTCTTTTTAGAGACGGTTGATTGTTGTTGCGCATTTTCCCTAAAGCAAATCCTGGATCTCGTCAGCTAGGCGATACGTGTACTTCAGTTCCTCGTCAGATGCCCACTGCATGATATATGCAGCGGTAACCCCTTTCATACTAATGCCACCACCGTGGGCCATCAAAAACTCGTCCACAATAGCCCTCATGGCTTCATTGAGATGCACCCACTGTCCGCCCACTGGAAGGTTCAGTGCTTCCGTCTCCTTGGCGCTAAACAGATCGCAGGAGGCGATGTCGCCCCAGCCGTCTGCATTAGACCAAAACAACATTACGTTGTTTTCCATGCTTCGAATCACATAGATCATGGTTTCCCCTTCGTCTCTAAAAAGACGGTTAAGTGTTATTACGGATTGTCTCTAGGTTAAGACATGGATTTCGAGCGATTGTGGACAGAGCTGCCGTCCGGGTAGATATTGAGCCCAACGTAAAACGCCGGGAGCACTCGCCGATCCTCTCCTGCGGCCTCTGCGGCCAATCCCCTGGCAATGTCATCCAGGATACTGTACTGGCAGCCATCTTTGCAGATATTGGCGACAGTGACATTCCTTGGGTCAAAGCCTTCAGCCCGCAGCAGACCAACGACACTTCGCACGGGGGTTCTACTTAGCACCTCAGGCAGGCGGTACACGAAGCTCGTGCTGTTGACTGTAATCTCAACTCTCATTTACTTCCCCTTCGTCTCTAAAAAGATGACTCTTAGCCCAGACGGACCTTCCGCCCGGCTCTCTTGAACACGCCGCCAACGGGTCGCTGCCGACCCAATTCGGGGCAGGCCGTAATGACCCAGCGCCCGTTTGGTTGCAACACCACGCGCCCAGGCCCAGCCGGAACCGGCCTTTTCAGGCTAGCATGTTCCATTGCCACTAGGCCCAACGCCTTCCTGGGTGGCATCCCATAGTGGGCACACATTGCCCGTATGGATACCCAGTGCCCATAGTATGGACAATTCATAGTAACTTTCCTTATACCAGGAGTCCCAAAACGAAACAAGCCAACAGCCCCGATAAGGCAATTGGCTAGCGTCGTCTCGAAAAAGACGGACCAAGGTCGGCGCGCACCCCGATGATAGTCCCCTTATGATAGTCCGCATCTTGCCGATTCACCCGTCCCCAAGGCAGCCGCTGACCATCGGGCCAACCGCTGCTGTGTAGGACAGGTGAATCGTTTGAAACAACCGTCTCAAAAAAGACGGGTCAATCCCCAATCGGAAGTCTGGTAGTGCCGAATTCGGCGAATCCAACAAACGTATAGTTCGCCAAGGCTTTCACGCTATCGCTCCACTTCCGGCCATCCACGCCCAGGTCGTTCAGAATGTCCAAGAACACTTCGGCAGTCGCGCCGTAGTGACGATGCGTCTCAGCGTATGCCTCCCAGTAGAGGTTGCCAATCGCATCAAAGCCGACTAGCACTTCAACTGGGCGGATATAATCCGGGTGTTCACACAGATACTTAGCAGCCATTTCGATTCCCCTTTGTTTCTAACCGTCTCAAAAAAGACGGCTTGCACCAATTACGGATTTTCTCCGTGGTGCTTTTGGTCCAATTGAGACAATGGAAACAAGTGAAACTTGCTTCCCCTACGCAACAAACGTAGGCTAACGAATCCCGTAGGATACATTAGCCTACGCCGCCCCCCTAGTTTGAGGGGCGGAGAAGGTTATATGGCAAGTCGATTAGGCGACTTCAGCGGTTTGCTTGGCCATTGCCTCATCGTACTGCTGTTGAGCGCTTTCCATAGCCTCAGGCTTGAGAACGGTCTCAATCCAGCTAGACTTCTCGTGCAGGGCTTGTGCTACAACGATGTCCAGAACCCGCCCAAACCCTAACCCTTCTGCCAGCCAGTCGGCAATCAAGCTATACTTCTCATCATCGCTCAGGGTCTTTCCTGGTTCTACGCTGGTCGCTTGGACGTTGACCGTCTTTTCTGAGACGGTTTCGGCCTTTGGCGCACCCTTGGCGCTCTTGGTTTTCTTGGGCTTAGCTTCCCCGTAGCCATTGCCGATCCATAGGGTGTTCATGAAGGCATTTAACTTGCTTGCGGCTTCACTCAATTCCCATTGGATGTTCCAGGCTTGGTCGCGCTTGTCTACTTCCTTGCGCATTGTAGCCAAGAGCTTAGATACCAAGTCATAGACTGAACCCTCTTTGTTTTTCTGGTATAGTCCAACGTTGGCATTGGACAATTCCACAAAAGCGTCTGGCCCTTCGATGCCCTTGGCTGCCTTCAGTTTGGGCAATTCGTTGGCGCACTTCGTGAATGCCGTAGCAAAATCCGGACAACTCAGGAAGTATTCCCCACAGATCCTTGCAAAGATAACGTCCTTGGATTCCCCCAAATGGTTACCTTGCTTGAAGCTTTCCAAGATGAAGGGTTCCAATTGCCTTAGCAATTCAATCTTCTTGCCCTTCCTGATTGCCCCTGCGACTTGATCGGCGGCGGCGATTCGGAATTCGTCACGGATTGCATTTTCCATAGTCATAGCACATTCTCCCAAAAACAATTGTTTGACATAGTCTTACACTAGGCAACATGCCTAATGCTCTATGCTCTTGAGTAACCCAGTTACCTAGGCTACTTAAAAGCATCCGTCTTAAAAAAGACGGATGCCAAACAATGTAGAATATAACCCAATAGCATGAATGGCAGCTCTACATGAAACCGCCATCGCAGACCATCACGCCGCTATTGTGACTCGGCGCGATCCGGGGAGCTGCTATGCCTCTCCCGTTTTACTTCAAGCATTCCGTCAACTGTTATTCACCCCCCTGAATTGTGGCCTTTACCCTTGAATCCCTAGCTTCTCGCAATTGTAGGGAACGCAGCACACTACTACTTTTGACCCGTTCAGGGTTACAAGTAACCCGTCATCCCGTCATGCCTCAGTATGCCACTTTGGCGACCATTCCAGGAAAGCGCAATCTCTGTACTGACCCGAAGTGATTGATAGGGTACAACATATCCCCTATGTCCGAATTAGTCTCCCAATTCGCTTTTGTGCTAGAGCGCCTGTAAACTTGCGATAACACTTCCAACAATTCGATTCGTTATGCCATATCGTTTCTTTATGTCGCCACCAGCGACCCGTAGTAAGCTTGCCCCATAGAAACACCTATGGGGTTACCGCATCGCTAGGCAAAGCTTGCTTTATGTCCTGCGGTTATTCGGACAGACAGGTTTATCCCCCTATCGGGCGACAAGTTGCTAGCAAGACTAGCTTTGTGTCCCCTTGTCATTGGGACAACCTAGCATCAATCGGAACTATTCGTTCTCTTGATGCTAGGTGTCAGCAGTGCAAACTACTGACACAATAGCATCACGTGGAACAAGTGAAACAAGGGTTTCGGTTGTCATCTCAAAAAAGACGGCCTATGGCGTGTATAAGAATTAAGGCGAAAAATGCTTTTCAATGTGCTAATGGGGCGAATTTTCACATTAACTTTCAGTTTTGAGCGTCGTAAGTGCTTATTTGACAAGGGGTTACGAAAATCAGCCAGGTGATAAAGGGGTGGGACGGACCATTTGTCTTGTAGATATATATTGGTACAGCCCCAAAAATTTTTCACGATTTTCAAACTCCAATTCCCCTCTTTTAGTGGAGCATGCGAATCAAACGAATCAGGATTGGGCTAGAATCGACGCTGATCGAGCCTTGACTCTTTACACCTAATCACCCTCAAGTCGCTTCCTGACGCGAGTTAGGGGCCTTCTTGAGCGTTTGATGCGACCTGAGGGTCTTGAAGGTGCGAAGTAGGTGGAAGCACCAATTGCCCCTTTCAACGCTTTACGGGGCAATCTGATGCGTTTTAGGGCATCTATAGCCCCACGAGCGTCTTGTGGGGTGTTAGGTACGGTGAGGAAGACGGTGATTCGGTGGTGAAGGTGCGGAATGGGTGGAAGTACCAATTGCCCCTAGCGCATTTGATACTGATCCCTGGTGTCCTTCTTGCGTTCCCTAGGGTTCCTTCCTGCCTTTCTTCACGGGATGCCTCTTCCCTTCTGCTCCTATTGCTTCGCTTACCCCTTGAGAGGCTATTGCTTGGCTATTGCCTCTTTATGGGGCTTGTTGAAGCAACTTGGAGCTATTAGTTATATGTTGCACCTTATTTCAAATGTGTACCATTATTTTGAAAGTCAATGAGGGAATCATATACTGTTGCGCGTTTATGTCTCTATGTAGTTTCTAAGCAGGCCGCCCAGGGAGGAGGCAACCAAGAAGGGGCCTGGTTCACGCTGCTTTATGTCTCAAATGACCTATTTTAGATCTCAACTGACCACAAAAGAGACGGAAAGCAGCCATTCAAACCCTTAATGGCTCGCTGGACGCCCTTATGTACCCCTAGAACGGCTTGAGACCCGATTAGTGCATGGAATCTTGCCATTAAGGTATCTGAAATAGACCCTAAATACACCAACAACTGGGTTGCCGAGTAGATTTTATGGCGTTTTTCGCCAGAAAGAGCATCGAGGGACTTGCCATATACCGGAAGGTCGCTAAGATTGGTGTGAATTGGGGTTTCAGGAGTCTATTTAGCTTGGAGGCAGCACAGATGGGGCGTGTTTGGAAGCGAGCGGGTATTGATCTGGACGCTCTTATTGATGCTGAGCGCGCTGCTCAGCTTAGCGGTTATGACCTGGATGAGGATGCGTTCTATGCCAGGCTCTGCGAGGCCACTAAATGCGGTGCAGTCAGCGCCCCAGAAGGGGAGAGATACGACTGGTACACCGATGACGAGGAGTCCGAGGGGCCGGAAGCCGCCCCTGAGCCCGAAGATGCCGATAGTGAGTCATGGTGCTGGCATGGGCATCCCGACAGGGGGGAGCGGATTCGTCGAGTCCAGGCGTATACAAAGATACACGCCAAGCACCGGGACATCTGGGACATTGACGCTGAAGACCTAGAGATCCTAACTGCAGCCAAGGAGGAGGTCCTCATGCGCTGCAAGACATCCTATGGGGTCATGTACGTCGTGGAGGACTTTGGGGTCAGCGAAGTGAGTGTCCGGTGGGTCGTTAAGTGCCACAGGAAGAATCTGAGGGCTGGTGATCCAGATGCTCTAGCGCTTGAGAAGGCGATTCAGGACAGAATGAAGGCGGCTGGCGGTCCCAAAGGCATGAGGAATGCAATGAAACGCAGACGTCGTTTTGATTTGAGTGTAACTAAGGGTATAAGGCAAGTTGCTTCAGCGTAGCAGGGAGGCTGAGATGGCTCAAGCGATAGTGATTTGTGCTTTTGTGTTGGCTTTTGTGGTTCAGGGGTTATTTGTACTAAGAGAGGGCAGTGATCATGAAGATTGAAGATATTAACGCAACGCTCCGCAAGGACGTAGATGTGCTTTTTATGGATGCCATGGCGGCTCGCAGAGCCTTGGGTGAGGCTATGCGGCGTGTTGATGGCGTCCTGGAGGCGATTGAGAAGATCGAGAAGCTCGAGGACGCAATGCTTATTCACAGCCGGAAGACCGGATCAGCATTGAACCTTACGCTGCCTAATGCGCCGGAAGGTGCCTATACCAGCACTTGTGGCGATGTGCAGCTTTGGTTCGACTGGGCCAATAAGGATGATGGAGTTTGGCCGTAAATACTACGGCTTAGTGCGATTTCTTAACAAGGAGTTTTATATGGTACATGGATTAGAAGTCATCAAGGCAATGAATCACGAGGCTAGCGCGCCTGACAAGTTGCAGGCTGAGATCGTAGCTGCGGAGGCGCGCAGGTTATACGAGGACTTGCCTACCTTCCGGTGGGGCTCGGCAACTACATTTGTGAACGCTGGCGGGAGGCTTATTCGCATTACCATGTCAATTGTCGATGATGCAGATGGCATTATCCGCGACATGGGCGGGCGAAGAGTGACTGTCGGCAGTAAAGTGCGAGTCCACCAAGAAGACGGAATCCGCACTGCCGTTGTTCACAAGCTCCAATTGAACCAACCGACCAAAAACGCACCGGGCTACTGGGTTGATATCGATTCCGGCGAGGGGCTAGAGGGAATGCCATCATATCTCCTGGAGGTGATTGATGACTGACATAGTAAAAGCCCTCAGAGATCCAGAAGGATGTACCGCAGGCGACATAAGCGAAGCGGCAGATATGCTGGCATTCTTCTTTCTTATGATGCAAATACACTCCCCGAAGGGGAACAATCAATACAGTTTCGTGTTCCATAACGGCTGGCCAACGACGCTTTGTGTTGGCAGCGGCCCGCAAGAAGCTGTTCGGGCTGCGATTCGAGATATCAGAACGAATATTGGTGAGTAACAATGAATCGTTATGTAATAAAAACTGAACGCACTGGCGAGTCAGGTGAATGTCATTATGTATGGGCGAAATCCAAAGACCGCGCTGTCGAACTCTTTAAGGAATTACACCCAGACGCAGTGGCGAAAGGAGCATCCTTGACAGTGACCAGTGACAGACTAGATCCACCGGCTGGCCTTCACGACGAAGACACTCCAGATGGCGCGCTCAGCGAGCGTGAGAAGATGCTTGGGCTACTACGGCAAACCCTCGACATGATGGAGCGATGCAAGTTGTACGGCCCACTAAGGCGAGATATCAAGTCAGTCCTAGGTCTCCCGCAGAGTACATCCAAGCCATGACTCTTCTTGACACTAAACAAGTCCACCAGATCACAGGTTGGTCCCTAGACAAGATCCGCTCACTCATACGATCCGGTAGACTCCCCGCTGTCAATACGAGTTCAGGGAGGCGTCCTACGTTCTCCATACGACGCGATGACCTTGATCGGCTCATAACACCAACCGAGCCTAAGTCGCACAGAAGAACGCGACAGAGGGCTCCTAAGGTGTTTTAAGGAGCCATGATCGAATGTGCAGACAGACCTTCTTGATTCTCTCATCGCTAACCTGTCTGTACCTTGAGGACATATCCGATGCACTTGGGGTATGCCCCATACAGAACGAGACAGCGGGGAAGTCCATTGTCTCGTCTCCTACGGTCTGAAATGTCCTGCGTAGGTCATAGAACGAGCCTTTCTTGAGCTTAGCGGCGATACGAGCCTTTCGAAACATTTGCGTCCCTGCGTCTTGTGAGTCATGTTGCCACGGAGTGCCATGCGAAGTTAGCAATGCGGCACTTAAGTGGCTTGACTCTTTTCGACGCGAAATGGACGCCTTGATGGCCTTGATTGTTTCCGGCCAGAGATAGATTCTCCTTGGGGTGCCGGTTTTATTTCTAGGGCAGTTGAGCCACGGGAGATCCTCTAGCTGATCTAGTGTTATCCTTGAGATGTCACCTACTCCCATTCCTCCGTTGATACCTAAGTACACTACTGGTAAGAAGTACACATTGCATTTGGATAGGATGGATCTGATGTGGCTTGCGGGGAGCGGCCCAGAGGAGGATTGATGCCTTTCGAGGCGAGTGATCCTTGAGCTGAACTCAGACAATGCGCAGCCTGGTTCCGCTGGCGGGAGGTACTTTGAGTTCCTAAGCCAGTTTAGAAACGCCTTGATTCGGCGGATGTCACCATTGACTGTAACATGCGATCTCTTCTGCACCGCGCCGCGACCACCAGTTCCCTTCTTTCGAGAGACCGGCTCCAAGAGCTTCACCTTGATTCTCTGATAAGCATCCTGATTCCAACTCGCTGGGTCGCTGGTCCTCCCCATAACACCACATAGCCGCACAAGAGTCTTCTTGACCTCTTGAAGCGACCTGTCGCTAAACTCACCTATTGCGACCTGTTGCTTCTTATGGTCATAGTACAGATCGGCAAGTTCATGCAGAGGAAGGTCCGGTGAGTCATCTATCTTCCCGAGGCCAGCGCGAAGATTCTCTTTGGACTTCGAATAGGACAAGAGAGCCTTCTCGAGGTCTGTACCGAAGTAGTAAAACTTGCCATTGATCTTTTTGCACCACTGGCCGCTGGTGTGCCTGCAAAGCGGTAAGTCTCCCATAGTTGCCTCCGCACGGCATTGTAGCGGCAGGAGGTGCTAGGATCAATGGTTGTAGCTACAACCACGTTTCCCGAGATTTGCTTGTTTTCCAGGGTTTTTGACATCGCTTCTGGTATATGGCAGAGTGCGTTTGACCCAATAAAAACAAGGGTAAAGTCAATCTGACCAAGTATTTTCTAATCCGTCGGTCGCAGGTTCGAATCCTGCCGGGGGTGCTGATTTTTGAAGGGACTACAACCAAAACTACAACCAATCACCTTGGCTTGGCGTACACGGCGCACCAGTAAAGCTTTCCGTTTTGGGAGTCGCGACACCCGAATCCGCATTCTGAGTAAGACTTATTGAGCATGTTTCTGCGATGCCCCAAAGAGCGATACCACGCCTTTATGACATCCTCTTCGCTGCGGTATCCTGCAGCCACGTTTTCGGCTACCGCAAGGAATGAATACCCCTGGTCCTTAACGCGATCCGATGGAGAGGAGAATTCCTTTCCCCTGTGAGACATTCGGCTCTTCTTGGCCATCCAGTCAGCGTGACCTTGGGCTGCCTTAGATAAGAGGTCGTCAAGCTCTAGCGGGCTTCCGCCGCGCAGATCGTTTGTTAGGTCAAGCAAAAGCTTCGGGTTCAAATTTCAAGTCCTTTATCCATTGAGATATTTTGGGGTTAAGATTCCGGTCCCACCCATGACGGAGCCTTGGTCTCATGCTACGGTCGACCCTAATATGCCTTCCGGTGCCTTCCAGGAAGTCCACATGGCGACCAATCACCCACGCATCCTCCATTCTCTCGACTGCGCTCCTGTAGATAGCCTTGGACTTCCGGCCTCTCTTGTTCCAGATGATCAAAGCTGGGAAGCTTCCCATGGCTTTGTTGTAAGCACCCAGCGGAGACTCATACAGCACGGCGCTTCTAATGTTAGGCAAGATACAGGACAGGTCCGCTATAACACCCCCGCCACGACTGTAACCAACGAGGTTCACTTCCGGAAACTCTCTGCAGAAGCTGGCGGCATGGTACTTATCGACGAAGTAATCGACATGCAGTCCCTCGCCGATATCTTCACGAAGCATCTCTGGTGTCGCGCCGTCTCCGTGAAATGCAATTGTTGCTACTTCATTACCAACCTGGCGATTAGAAGGCTGGAATTCATCCCATTTTTCGACAATCATGTACTCGTCACCTGACCATGTTTCCCCCACCCAGCCCGTCGTAAAGCCAAGGCCACACTTTGGGCACTTACTGATGCTCAGTGACAGCTCGAAATCAAATCCACAGCGAGGGCAGTCGACCATATTTCAGTCCTGAAGTGACGGAATAGAGTGAAGTGACTAAGAGCCGCAGTGGGGTGCAATTGTTGTCATATTAAATCTGCGCTGGCGCAGGTTATGCAGTAGTTATACGGATTCAATCAAACGTCGTCCAATCCACTCGGCGACTTGTGGCACGACTGCGTTTCCAACCAATCGCTCGGAAACCCCATCAGCCACAACAGAAACTCTTTCGACGGGTTCATCGCTACCGAGAACGGAAATCCACCGATCAAACAAAGCACTTGCTTCAAACCTTTTTGTACGACTCGCCCCGTTGACTGGTGGTAAAACCGCTGGTTCCAGTGTTCCGGCTTTGAACCATCTTTTTTCACAACGTCCATTTTCCATTGCGGTGGACGTGCGCACGGTGTCGGCAATAATGAACATCCTTTCCCGTAAGTGCGGGGCACCAATGGCGGCTGCGGGAATAATGTCCCATTCGCAAACGTACCCGATACCGGCCAACTGTTCGACGATCTCTCGCAATCCTCTTGTTCTGATCGCTGGGCTGTTTTCGATAACAACAATTCTTGGCTTGGCTTGTTTGACGACTCGGAAATACTCTGCCCATAAACCACTTCTGTCGTCGCTAAGTCCTTTGCCTTTTCCTGCAACGCTGATTCCTTGGCACGGGAATCCTCCACAAATAACATCAACTGATGTTGGCTCGAATGTTCTAATGTCGTCATGCTTGGGCACCTCCGGCCAATGCTTGTTTAATACCATCCGTGCATCTGGATCAATCTCGACTTGCCACGCACACTTTAACCCCGCTCTGTCAAACCCAAGGTCAATACCACCGATGCCGGAAAACAAAGAACCGTATAGCAATTGATTGCATCGAAGCCCGCTATCAGGCGTTTTTGACATGGTGAATTTTTCCTTGCGGGCTCAATGAATCAAAACGTTCGTCGTACCAAATAGGCCGCTCTACGTTGTCCTTTTCCATCGCGAGCATCAATTGCCGCAATGCGTCCAAGTTCTCGGTCGAGTCCTTTTGCGAATCCATGTATATTGCTCCAGCGCGATAATCGCAGATGTTATTTACATGAAGGTGGCTTAGGGTATGGCATCCAGTGCGTGACAGATGCAATATCGTCGTCGTCTAGTTTGTCTGCATGCATTCCGTCCCAGCACCACAATACCGAGAATACACACGTTCCGTCAGAGACCAAAATGTCATCCTCGTCCTTTGGGATAAACTTTGCAAAGCTATTCCAGTTCCCATAGCGTCCACTGATATATTTTGCGTTTTTCGCCAGATTTCGTGGGAACCTCCTCTCCATAGCTTCGACCTGCTCTTTCGACATAGACTCTACGCTCGTAGGGAAAACCATTTCTTGAATTTCATCCATGAGATCAAGTGCGTCCGGTAAGCTTGTGCTTATGGCGGTCTGCATTTGGCTTACTTTCCTTGCTATGTCTTCTCGCCTACTATCGAGGCTCCTATCCTTGACTGCGCAATCCAGCATCCCGCCTACTCGCTCGACCAACCACTTGCTGTCAATGTAATTCTGTTCTGTCATATCCTTCTCCTTGAATTATGCCGTCACTATTACTGTCCACTCAAGAAATGATCGTGAAGCGTGGGATGCCTAGGTCTCCAGTTATTCCCCGGCTGGGGAGACTCCACGAGACCGACGATTACTCGCCGGTTTCTGCGATCTCTCGATCACTTCATCAGTCGCAAAATGCCGGGCCAGATGTTTCCGATGTCAGCACCCCTGGGAAACCCACGGTTCTCGATCACTCCTCAATTAACAACTCAATTCACTAAAACGCATGACTTTACTCAGTAGTAAATACTGCCACCGACAAACAAGATCTTGCTGCGACAGCGTGAATCATTCCCACGACCAGGACCACAATCGCCTAGCCCTGAATGCATCGCCGACTTCGCCGTACTGATAATCTCGCCGCCTCCTGGTTCCATCTGGGAACTCCACTACCGTATAGTAGTCTTGCGCGCCGATCTCATGGCTATGACCGACCACTACAATCTTCACATCTTCCAGCGGTGCCTGGTTACAACCAGGGATAACGCACAGCAAAAGCACACAATAAACTATAGCCTGAAGTCTTTTCCGAATACCCATACGATCACCTTCGTGCCAACTAGAGTCAGTACTATCGCGACGAAACATCAGCATCAATAGAATTGACCTGCACATTAAGATGCGTGGCTTCATACCACGGCATATCGATCCCCTTCGTCTCCTTGATCCATCGTGACTTTGCTCGTCCGTCAAGATACATGATCGGAATAACTAGAACTGCTATCAGTAAAATTGCCGACATTATGGAACCAATGAATATGCACAACAACTTTAGGCGCTCCGACCAATCCATAATTCACCTCAATAGAAACAATAGGCACTACCTATCCTGGTAGTACAGGACTTTCCTTGCTTGACTTGCAGCGTCTGGCAGCAACTTAGCTATTGCTGGCCACTGATCACCGATGCGGACCTCAATACCCTTCTCAATCACATGCAAACACATTGACAGCGCCTTTTTCAACCTGACACTCTCGGCCAGCGCCATTGCGTGATGGGCTCGTCCTGACTGCTGGTCGGCATATGACCCAAAGCACTCACCGTCTGGCGACACAATGGAATACCCATCACCCCGTTCTGTGGCCTGTATCGTCCACACTTCCACAGCCGCACTTTCGCTTTTACTCATGATCTACTCCTCAGGCACACCGAACGGCATGCCGTCATCAACGAACATGAATCTCCTGAAAGCTTCCTCCCAGGTGTAAACTGACCATGCATAACTAGAATATCGCTGCGGAGGGAGAGCCTCCGTGCTACCAATCCTGACCGTCCATTTGTTTTTATATGGCTCAAACTCAGTCGCATTTTTGAACGGCCTGTATTTCGGCTTAGGCTCATCTATTGGAGCACAGTACAGCAAAAATGCCTCGTACTTAGTATTTCTGGCAGACCTCCACACTTTGTTGCTATAATCAAAAAACTTCGCACCACTCCTGAAAGGCTCATTCGCCGTATCGATCAACCGATACCCTTCAGGTGGATCGACTGGCTTAAACTCAGGTATCGGCATCCAGGCGACTACGCCGCCTAAAGACTTCCAATGGTAGAAGCTGACATTACCCATGCGCGACAGCTGCAATACAAGACCATCTTTGTTTGCATCAGCCGCAGTGGGCTTTCGTATTCGAATGTCAATCCAGTTCATTTCCAGCCCCTATCTCTTAATAATTGCACCAATTTCACAGTCCAGACTAATCAGCACAGTTCGCACAAATACATCCCTCATGGCGCGACTGTAGGTGTCAATCTTTCCAGGATCATCACCCTCTGATCTTCCTTTCTGTACTTCTGATTTAATCTCTCCGGATCTAACCTCGTCCATGTCTGCCTAAACACTTTTGACTTAAAAAAGACAATGCCGTGACTAGCAGATATATGCTCAGCGATCCACATGTCACCACGCCTCCTCACTGGGTAGCTCTTCTCCGCTAAGAACCACCCAGATACATCATACCTTCGATATTCAGGATCCCATGTCCATAAAATAATCTGCTTGTACTCAGCGCCGTTGTATAGCTGCTTGCAATGATTAAACTCAATTACATCGACAGGAAACTCGTTCCGAACTGGAACTGACACAACAGTCGCAAGAAGAATAAAGCGGAACATCCTTGATCCTAAAAAATGGCAGCGCCGGGCGAGAGGCGGTCAACCCGACGCCGCCACAGGGGATACTAAAAAGGAATATCTTCCATCGACGACTGCGATGGCTGGTACTGTTGCGGAGGAGCAGCATGTGGATTGTATTGCTGCTGCGGAGCCGCTTGTTGAGTCGGCTGAGATCGCTGCTGCTGTGGCTGCTGT